AATGTTGTCGTGTTATTTTCATCAAATATTAATTTATTGGTTTCTAATTCACTACTTAGCTTCAAAGTAATATAACTGGTATTAGTATTATCATCTGAATATATTTTAACATTTGATGGTATATTATACATTAAATAATTTTTAATTGAATCATAATTATATAAAGTAATATTAGAATTTAGAATATTATAATCAATATTATTTATATTTTTAAATAATCCAATTTTTTTATTAACACTATAAAATAAGCAACTATTAAAGTTATAAAAAAATATATCACGAAAGTCAATAGTGGAAATATAATCACGATAACTACCTATATTGTCATTATTTATACCATTTAAACCTGGATAAGTTAATATAAGCTGCTCTTTATATTTTAAAATTATTTTATATCTATTTTTTAATTTAGTAGAATCTATAATATTAACAATATTAATAAAATTTCTAGGTTCTAAGCACTCAATAGTATTTGTTTTATATAACGTATCTGTATCACCATAATTAAAACCAGGTTCAACAACATCCGAATCTATCATATGTAAATTATTAACGATTTTACTTATAAAACTAAAAATATTTTTTCCATTTTTTAAATAATAATTATTATTTTCATCTTTATAAGATATTAAGCTTAAATTAATAAATTTTTTTTTAATATTAAATATTAATGATCCGCTATATAATGTTACAATAGTATCATCATTTACAACTATTTTATCAGAGTTTTCATAATATATAATATCAATTAATTCATCAATATTATAAAATTCATATGTTAAAAATCCAATAGGAATATTTGAAGGGATATTATTAATTCTATACCTAGATTTAGTAAGACCTACTTTTAATTCATCATCGTGTGCATTATTAAAAGTTATAATATTATCAGAAATATTAATTTCATTTGGTCTATATATATATAGTATATGTAATAAATTATTGTTTATATATAGAGTATTTGCAGGTAATTGTTGATCAAAAGTAATTTTATTTTTTATTATATTTTTAATATCCTCTATAGTTATTTTATTGTTTTTCAAATCATTAATATTATCTTGTGTTAAAATATTGAAATCTAAATAATATTTTATTTCATCGTCTGTTAGAATACCATATCGTTGTTTAATATACTGATTATTTGTATTAATAGATCTATTGACATTAGAACTAATGTTAGATACACAACATGATTCCATAACTCTTTTTTTAAATTGTGATTTAATAGCAGGGGTTTGTTTATATGATATATTATTTCCAGTATATACGAATTTATTATTGGAAGAATAATAAGAATTTATAATTTTATCATATTTATGAGTGATCATATAATATATTTATAAATAATATTTGTAAATATATTTATTAATTATATGTTAAAGTCATATTTTTTAGACCTTTTTTATTTATTAATTTAAATTTTTCCATTTTAGATTTTCTATTAAAATAACTAAAATAGTAGATATGATTGTTATAATTAACAGGAATAAAAAAATCAATTGTCTGATCTTTTAATATTGATGGATTATTAACATATACAAATTTATTGGAATTGATATTAAATGATATGTTATGTAAATATGACGCATTAATATGAAAAGGACACGTGTTAGATGTCATTTCAAATATATATCGATTTCCTTTTTCTAAAACTAGAGTATTATTAATGCTTTTACCGTTAGGTATATTACTAAATATATATTCATTATTATAACAATTATCTGATACTGATCTTACATAATATTTTATAGTTTTATAATTATTTTGGTTTAAAAAGTATTCTGCTTCATCGCTAATTTGTTGTAATCTATCAAATTTATTGATTTCTTCTTTAGTTAAATTTTTCATTATTGCATTGGATTTTATAGAATTATTTCCAATAATAATATTTTTAGAAAAATAATTAATTCCACTTTTTTTTTCAAATACACAATAAGCAAATTCATTATGCATATATTTTTCAATTGAAAATAATTCTTTATTATATATTATATCAATACTACTAGATATATTTTCATTGTTTTCATTGTTTTCATTGTTTTCATTATTTTCATTGTTTTCATTGTTTTCATTATTTTCACTATTCTCATTGTTTTCGCTGTTTTCAAAGATTAAAATATTTAATTTATTATTAATATCTTTTAATATATTTTTATAATTGTTATTACTAATAATAATATAATCATATATTTTTATATGTCTTCTAATCCATGTGACTTTTTTATCGTTTTTCGTATTACTAAAATTAACATTTCCAGTGACATGGTTAGGATTTTCGTACAAGTAATAAATATCACTATTTTTAAACTTTTTAAACATTATATATTAGTAATATACAAATAAAAGTATAAAAAAAATCATTCTAATGAATTTTGTAATAATATAGAAGTGACTATATACGGGTCCATATTTGATGCGGGCCTTCTATCTTCGAAATATCCTTTTTTTTCTATGTGAGTAGAATTAGGAATACGAATACTAGCTCCTCTATTAGCGACACCATAACTAAAAGTATTATAATCAGCTGTTTCATGTTCTCCGGTCATTCTTAAATAGTTAGATGAACCATAATTTTCCATATGATAAAGATGTTTTTTAGATAATTTGTCAATAGCAGAATTAATATGTTCAATTCCATTATTATTACGCATATTTTCAGTACTAAAATTGACATGACATCCTGAACCATTCCAGTCACCATTTACGGGTTTTGGGTGTAAATTAATAGTCCAATCAAATAATTCTGCCGTTCTATTCAATATATACCGCATAATATATAATTGATCTGATGCTTCAATACCAGTAGTACATACTTGAAACTCCCATTGTCCTGGCGCAACTTCGGCATTCATTCCTGTAATACTTAATCCCGCATTAATACAATTAATTAGTGCATGTTCCATAAATTGCCTTCCTATAATATTTTTACTTCCAATCCCACAATAATAGTCACCTTGCGGTTCCCATTCTTTATTAATATAATTTTGCGAAACTAAATTTTTAAAAAGTGGTACGTTGTCTTTATCTGCTAAGAAAAATTCTTGTTCAATACCGTAAATTGGTTTTTCATGATTATATTTATTAAATATTTCCAGAGCCTTAATTCTATTATTTGTTTTATGTGGAATTATTATATCACTATTATTAGGATCTTTACAATATGTATCACATAACACTAGGAAACTACCCAATGATCTAAATGGATCTTTATAAATAGCACATGGTTTAATGATTATCTCGCTATCATTACCTTTTGCTTGACCAGTAGATGATCCGTCATAATTCCATTCAGGTAATGAGGATACATCAATATTAATACTACTATCACGTATTACTTTTGTTTTACTTCGTAATTCGTAATTACCATCCAACCATATGTACTCAAGTACAACTACCCTCATTATAAATAATATGTTTATAGTTATTTAAATATATATTGATAAGTATTATATTTATGATTAATATAATTTTATTATTTACATTATTTTCATTACATGTTGGTTATATTATACCAAATTCGAGAATTATAACAAGAACTAGTGTATTATTAAATAGTATAAAAAAATCATCATTTAATCTTGAAAATGAATATAAAAATGGGTTAAATTTAACTAATATAAGAAATGAAATAAAAGAGGAAAAATTTAAAACTTTTAATATTTCTGCAGTACGTGAATATATTCGTTATAAATTAAAGGAGAGAAATGAAACTAAAAACCAGTAGAAATAATGGTTTCTTTTGTTTCATTTTTCATAAATTCAAAAACTTCGAATGCTGAATATAATTTATTATATTCGTTAGGTAGAGGTCTATTATATATATTTAATTTTCGTTTGATACAATGTAGAGGCCAATCTCTTAGATCATCTTTTGGATAAAATTTCATATATAGTCGAATAATATACCATTTTTCATAAATAATAACTTCATCTAAAAATAGGAAAGGCATTTTGTCTTGTATTTTATTTCGTTTATACCAGTTTTGAATTTTACTAGCATAATAATTTCTTTTGGCTTGTAAATAATTTCGAATATGTTTATTAGCTGGTAAATTAAATGGATTAAAATCATATACATTGCGAACAATTTCATCAGGAATATGCATAATTATATTATAGTATAGTATTTATAATATAATTATATAAATATCAATTTTATGAAAAATAGTTTGATTTTTGTAAAATGACGTAATAAATAAATAATCCATAGAAATTTTTGGAGAATATATCAAGAATATTGTACATTGTATTTTTAGTGACGTATGGGAATAAATAAGCAACACCGTATAGAGACCAAATAATAAACATGATAAAAAATAGTATGTTGTTTATTGTGTTCTCTCCAACAAATTCATTATAAATAATATAGAATGAATATAAGAAAGCAATAGTTCCTAATATAAATCCATTTACACGTGTAATATATTTACGTTCTCCTAAAAATCCAAATAGTAACATAAAGAAATTAGCAATAACTATTTTAATAATTTCAACATAATCTTTTTCAATTATCTCTTTTATTTTAATAGTTTGTCCTAATTTTTCGTATGTTAAATATTCCATAAAAAATACAGTTGTTAATAACATTATAGGTGTTGAAATAAACCAATCGAAATATCGAGTATAAGTTACTTCATATGTTAATTTTGATAATTGCATAGTAATCCAAATATAGAAACATAATTCTATAAATTGAACAATAGTTTCTAAAATCATAATATTTGTTAAAATTTTGTCTTCTTCTCTTAATGGTATAAATATACCATGAATTCCTATGAATCCGATAATGATTTGTACTGCTAAAGATATATAAGCTGATTTTAATATTTCTTGCTGGCTTCCAGATATCATATATTATATAAATACTTAAATTTTATAGTTTATTAAAACACCATGTGAATATCCTCCAGCATTTTTAGAATTAATCTCTATATTTATATCTTCTTTTTCATCTTCGATTGTTTCTTCTGATTGAAATGAATGTAATAAATATGTATAAATATCTTTAACTTCACTAGAGGGTATAATAGAAATCTCTTTATTTTTTTTAAGATATATTAAATCACTACACCATTCATTTAATCCATCAAAAATATGTGTGACATATATTATTGAACATTGTCGAATAATACTTTCTTTTTTTAAATATTGCATAAGTCTATCTTTTACTAATAGATCTAAATTCACAGTTATTTCATCTAATAAACATATTTTGAATGGTTTTATAAGATTCAAATAAATTTGTATTCTTTTTCTTTGTCCGTCACTAACAGCATTTAATCTCCATTCTTCATTAATTTTTAATACTGATAATAATTCTTTATTTCGATCTGGAAAATCAAGTTTAATTTGTTGCATCATATCTTTTACTTTCATACTTGATTGTAGAGGAGATGTTCCAGAAAAAGCATTTGATTTCATACCCCAATCATTATTTATAAATGTAATATCTTTATTTAAAGATGTATCTCTGAATGGATCTTTATTTAATAATTTTACTTTATTAATTTCTGCTAATGTTTTTCCTGCTAAAATTTTTAATATTGTAGATTTTCCAGAACCATTTAAACCTGATAATACATAACATTTATTAAAAGTAAGTTCTAAAGATAAATTATTGAATATGATTTTATTATCATATTTAAATAATAAATTATCAATAGATACTAGATTAGTCATTATATTATTATTTTCCACTATTATAATAGTAAAATAACTTATATATATAATAATTTATGTATGATTAATGCATTATATTTTTCAATCCAATCGTACATATATTTATAAAATTTGGTATTTTTATCGATAGATGCTATTTTGATGTATAAAAAAATGAGATGACTCTGTTTTATATATTTTCTAGCAAAATCATATAATAATCGTTTTAATACTTTATTATTTGTTTCAATGCAAATATGAATACATGTAGCAATTAATGTAAGAAATTTCATTATAATTTAATATGAATAAAAATTATAATGAATATTTAATTGTTATATCTAACAAAAGGTGCAACCTTTCTAGATTGTAATTGTTGGCGTGATAAATACACATTTTTTAAGTCACTTTCTTGATAACCAAAAGGTTGTGTCTTATCAAATGGAGAGCTATATAAGAATGGAGGATTATTATTTAATTTTCTCTCAACTTGCTTAATACAGTTTCCACATTGAGTACAAGCTTCTACTTGATTATTGTAAATAATATTATCGGCATTATGTGTTAAATATTGTCTATATTGTGCATTAGTTTTAATATTATTTTGTTGGATAATTTTGTCGTTAATAACGGCTTCAGGTATGTATCCAGCATAAGTTCGACCGTCACTCATCATAGGAGGAAAATCGAAATGAATATTGTTAGATCCAGAATAACATGTTCCCCAGGACATATACATTATGTATATAAAAATTAATTATTACTTTCTTCTAAAATTTTAATTAAATCTTTTTTCTTTGCAGATTGTTCAAATATTAAACCTTTTTGAGTTAATAAGTCCTTTAATTGTTTAACTGTCATTTTATTAACATCTGTATCTTCATTCTCTTCACTAGGAACAATTAATTCAATTAGTTTAATTTCATCTTTATTGGTATTTCCAGTTGCAATATCTTGGGTAACTTCTTCTAAAACTACTTGTTCTAAATTATTGTTGATGGTATTAATATTTAATTCCGATGGTTCTGAGTTACTATTTAAAACAATATTATTGTAATTGATAGTGTCTAAATTATCAGTATTGCTTTCATTATCACTGTCATCGCTATCGCTATCTTCTTCGCTTTCGCTACCACTATCATCTGATACAATAAGTTTCATTAATTCATTAGTATCATTTATATTGTCTTGACTATTATCTTGACTATTATCTTCTTTAGTAACAGTTACATTTGTCCTTCCTTTTAATCCATTTAACTCATCTGCCATAGCAGATATTAATTGAAACATTGAATTTAATTTATGATTATAATCACTAAATCGCTGTCTCATATAAAATATAATAAATACGATAGCAAAAACAATACCTAGTGAAAACATAATATTAGTACCTAATCCGAATAAAGTTAAAGGTTCCATTTAACAAATGTATATATAATAAGAACTATATTTATACGTAAATTCAATTGTTTTCTAAATAATTCTCAGTATCATTAATTATATCTTCCGGATATTCTAAATCTCTCAATACTTTTACTCCACCTTTGATATTAGATATTCCAGATGATAGTTTATATGTATAGATAAATTCCTTATTTTCTAAAATATTGATATCCATTTTATAGTTTTCACATGATTTGCTTCGTTCGATTGATTCACATAAATTAATAAAGTGTGTTGTCAATATAAAATTAACTTTTTTGGTTTTTAAATATTTAATAAATGAATAAGCACTAGCAACAGCTTCATATGGATTTGTTCCAGAATATAATTCATCAAAGATGCAGAAATGTCTATGTGATGAATCACTATTATCAATACATTGAATAATTTCTTTACATCTTCGTGCTTCTGCTTGAAATAAACTATCTCGTCCAGATGTATCTGGAATATTTAAATAACAGTGTAAATGGTGATAAGGATTTATATTTGCACTACTATAAAATCCACAACCAATTTGTTGGCTTAATATAATATTAAATAGAGTAGTTTTTAATAATGTAGTTTTACCAGAAGCATTAGGACCGGTAATACTAATATTTTTATTTACAGAATAAGAATTTTTTACTGGTTTATTATTAAGTAATGGTGCATAATATGCATTTTTAAAAGATACTTTATTTTTATTATTAAATTTACAGAATTGTATTTTCTTATTTTGAATATTATGTGATAATCCTAAAATATTATCCATATAACCATTAAAACCAAATGAATACATAAATGAATCATTAATATTTTTGTTATAGTAAAATGTATAAAACCATTTCATAATATATCCAACACGTAAATATGATTGTAAGGAATTGTTGGGCATATTATTTAGATTCTCTCTAAACTCTATAAAAATATTTCTATGGTATATAAGATTTTTATTAAATTCAGTATAAGTAGTTAAACTTTCGGATTGAGATAAGAATAAATTATATCTCTCTATCGTACAGTCTATATATTGTGTTATTTCATCGAAATATGTAATAATTAAGTTTAAGTTTTTATGGAATCTTATACATGTTAATATATTTTGATATATCTGAAATATATAAAATCCGATTGAAAATATTATATAAAATCGTTTAGACCAACTAATGGTATTAAAATCAGTAAATAATTTACCTAATGTGTGATTACTAAATACTTGTTTTAATACTTGAAAATATGTAGTTATATTAATAGATATACCTTGTAATTTTAAGATAAAAAAAGGTAATATTAACATTAAAATAGGTATAATTAGTGAAAATAGAGGCGATGACATATTGTACATACTAAGTAATTGTAAAAAGGTAGATGATTCATTAAATTTATTGAAATATTTTAATTCAACATAGTGATATTTATCTTTAAAGTTATTATCCTTTTTGATGGTATCCCAACATGATAAACATTTAGTTGTTTTTTGATTTGCTAAACCTTTAATAAGTGTTTGTGTATCTTTTAAATATTTAGTATCATATGTGTAATATTTGCTCCATTCTTTAATAATATATTTAGAATAGGGATTGCTAGGATTAAAAGTATAATCATATAGTTTTTTAGTATTCTCTCCAGACTCTTCATCAGTTACAGAATATAATTCCAAGTCATTATTAATATTGAGTGGAAGTTCTACTTTGTTATCAATATAACTTATAGGTAATTGAAAATAGTTGTTTATACGTTTAAGTTCATTGATATTTGAATTTTTTTCTTCTTGAAACAAAAATTCCATGTAAAATAGGTATATTCTTTTAAAATAAAATAAACCAATTAAAAAATTAAAAAATTGATATAAACAATTAATTAAGTATAATATCATTAGAGGTATGACTATGGTGATATATAATCTTAATGAGATAAATGATATTAGAGACAATGGTTTTATTTTTGAGTTATCTGAAAGTTCATTAGATGTAATAAATACTATAAGTGAAGTAGTTGGTGCTTCAAATTATGTAAGAACTCCTATATTTCCTAAGAAAGAAAAGAGGGGAAATAAACAGCGTGATTATCCAGTTGATCCTAATTTTAAAGCAACTGTATTTGTTAAAGAAGAAAGTAATACTGTTTTAGTAAGATCATTATTGAATAAATTAAGTGATAAAAATTATGATAGAATATATGAAGAGATAGATAACATAATTAAAAATATTGTTGAAAAGAATAATTTGGAAGAATTAAATAAGATAAGTGATTTTATATTTTTAACAGCTGGTACAAACAAAGCATTTTCAAATATTTATGCAAAAATGTATAAACAATTAATAGATAGTTATGATATATTTCAAAATATATTGAATGATCATTTGAATGTACATGTAGAGTTATTTAAAAGTATAGAAGTAGCAGATCCAATGACAGATTATGAAAAGTTTTGTAATGTAAATAGAATTAATGAGAGTCGTAGAGCATTAAGTACATTTATATCAAATTTATATAATAGTGAAACAATTGAAAATAGTATAATTTACAATATAATTGATTTACTACATAGTAATATAGATGAAAATATAAAAAAAGAAAATCAATCAGGATTAGTATTAGAAATAGCAGAAAATTCATCAATAATTATAATGAATTCAATGATGTATTTGAATAAACACGAAGAATGGAATAAAATTAATGATTTTATTCAAACTATGATAAAACGTAAAACCAAGGATTATATTAGTCTTCCTAGTAAATCAATATTTAAGTATATGGATATAAATGATAAAATAAAAAAGAATTTAGATAAATAATGAAAACATAATATATTATGGTAAAATCTAAAATAGTTAAAAGAATAGTATATGAGGAAAATAGAGATATGGATACAGCTGATATAAATGGAGAATCTACAGTATATGAAATAAATATAGTGAAGTTTCATCTACGTGTAAATATAATATTAGGTAAAGTAAATGATATGTATAGTGATGATTCAGTATTATTTTTTAATATTTATTTATTGAATTTCGAAGATAGTGTAGATAGTAAAATTGGTATATTTGAAATAAATAAAAAAGATTATGATGCTTTTAAATCATCTGAAGATATTCAAAATATGGGACATGTTTTGTGGTTTTCTAATTTATCTGAAAGTGATTTTTCAAATTTAACAATAGATTATGAAAGTGATAAATCAGATGAACCAGATACGACATCAATTGCAAGTAATTATGGAAATAAGTTATCTAGTTTTACAAAAATAGAATTAATTCCCGAAACGAAAGAGATAGCAAATGACATAAGAAAATCATTTACAAGTGCGCCAGAAAGACATTTCTGGATTCAAGAATTTATGAAAAATGCGAATTACGATTTAGTGGATAATGAAGGTAATGGAGATTGTTTTTTTTGTGTAATACGTGATGCACTTAAATATGTTGGTATAGATTTATCGGTTTCAACGATTCGAAATTTATTAGCAAAGGAAGTAGATGATACGATATATATGAATTATAAAGAGCAATATGAAATGTATTTAACAAGTATAGAAAATGATAAAAAACATATTAAATCATTAAATAAGAAATATGGAATATTAGAAAAGGAAACAATAAATATGACAGATAAACGTAAGAAAATGAAGAATATGAAAGAACTAGAAAAAATAAAACTACAACATGATAAGTTAAAGGGAGAGAAAAAAGTATCAGAGGATTTATTAAGTGATTTTATATTTATGTCGGATATATCATCAATTAAAGATTTTAAAAAGTATATATTGAGTAATAATTTTTGGGCAGATACATGGGTAATATCAACTTTAGAGAGAGTATTAAATATTAAATGTATATTAATGGCAAGTGATGCGTATGAACAAGGGGATAAAGATAATGTAATTCAATGTAATCAATTGGGTGATGATAAATTAATAAAAGAAGGTGAATTTAGGCCAGATTATTATATAATAATGGATTATAATGGAAACCATTATAAATTAATAAGATATAGTAGAAAAGGTATTTTTAATTTTGATGAAATACCTTATGATTTGAAAAATTTAATTATATATAAATGTTTGGAGGGAGAGATGGGTCCTTATAATATAATACCAGAATTTAAAGAATTAAAAAAGAATAATATGTTATATAAGCGAAATTATGAGGTAGATTTAGATAATATATATAGCTCAACTACAGTACTTCAGTTATATAATAAATCAAGTGATAAATTACCAGGTAAAGGTAGTGGAGAGACTATAAATAAATTAGATATTTCCAAATATAGTGAATTAAAGAAGAATAAGAATTGGAGACGAATGTTATCACATATGTGGCCTTTAGAAATAGAGGTTGATGGAAATAGATTTCAAAGCGTAGAACATTTTATGCAAGCAAATAAATTTAAAAATAGTCCAGATTTATTTAAACAATTTACGTTACAATCAAATAGTACATTATCAACACATCCAGAAAAGGCAGTATTAATGGGTGCGGAAAATAGTTCAATTCGTGATAGTAAATATAAGATAGATCCAAGTTATGAAACAAGATATAATGATTTAATGTCAAAAGCATTATATCAGAAATTTGTTAAAAACTCTGAATTTAAAAAATTATTAAAAGAAACACGTGATTCAAAATTAATGGAATACAGACGTGCTAAGTATCCACGTGTAATGGATGAACTAATGAAATTAAGAGAAGAGATAAGTAAATAATTAATACTATATAAATTTAGTTATAGTATTAATATAATATATGAACAATTATAATGGATATATAAATATTTTAAATGATAATTTGAATAAAAACATGAATAATTCAAATGTTAGTAACAAATATTTAAAAATTTTGTATCAGGATATCAATGAATCAACTATTTTTATAAATAATTCAATTAAAAGAAAGGATTACAAAATGGAAGTTATTAAAAATAAAAAACATAAAATAGATGGTTATTATTTTCCAAAAGAGTTTAAAAATGATGTAAATTCATGTATTTATACAATATCATATAAGATAAGAATCGATACTAGAGACATAACAATAAATTTTAATACTCGAAATATTAATATGAGTTATATATTTAGTTGCTTTAAACAAGCATATAATTGGTTATATATTGTAAATAAATATGGAACTATAAAATGTTCTAAAACTTTAACAATTAATATTTTTTTATTAAAACATAAAAAAGAATTACCAGAAATTGAAAATACTATTATAGATGTAAAGCATATTAATACAGCATATGCTACAGTATGTGCAATAAATGGTGATATAGTAATATATAGAGAAGAGGAGTGGTTAAAAGTATTTATACATGAAACATTTCATGCATATGGTTTGGATTTTGGTATAATAGAAAATAAAATAATTAGTACAGAATTATTAAAAATATTTAAAATAAAATCAAATATGTATGTTTTTGAAACATATACAGAGACGTGGGCAACATTATGGAATATAGCATATAAATGTTATGAAGTAGATAACAATATTAATATTGATAAATTTTATAATTATTTTATATATTATCTATCAATAGAACAAGTACATAGTATAATACAATGTGCAAAAATATTAAGATATATGAATTTAAATTATAGCGATCTATTTATAAAGAATAATTACAGAGAGAATACAAATGTATTTAATTATTATATTTTGAAAACAATTATGTTACAGAATTGTAATAGTTATTTATATTTTTTTAGTAAAAATAATAATAAATTATTGAATTTTAAATCAACATCGACAAATGTAAAACAATTCATTAATTTCGTAGTAAAGTTAGTAAAAAGTCAAAGAACAATGCGATTATTCAAAGATGGTGAGAGATTATTAGAAAAAGAAAAAAATATAAATAATTATTATTTGAATAAAAGTTTGCGAATGACAATTTTATAAAAATCAAATATACATATTAATTAAAAAAATAATATCATCTATAAATATATTTTTAAAAATATCATGTAATGTTTCGGTTTTTTTAATATATGGTAAAGGTATTGCGACTGAATTTAATTCACATTCTTTTATAAATTCTTTACTACTTGAGAGGGTAGATAATGTAATATAATCAACAGTATTAGGATTCATTTTAGGTATTAATTCGTTAATAATTACGCGTAATTTAATTTCATTAACTTTATTATATTCATTATACATATTTAATATAATATAATATTTATTATTTACTTTAAAATTAGTAAGTGTTACCATAATAATATAACATTTATATATTTAAATTATATTTATTATGGTATAATTCATATAAATTATGTAGGATTTATATGAATTTATATGAATTTATAAACTATTAAATTTAAGCACTTGATGTTGCTGCTGCTGCAGCGGCCGCTGCTGCTAGTGCTGCTCCACTTTTAGGAAAGTGAGGAGACATAAATCTTTGAAGATTGAAGTAAGTGAGTTCATCTCCGGATTTGATTCTCAAGAGGGTAGAAAGAGCTTTATCAGGGTTGATTTTACGTCCATTTTGAGGATCTTGAAGTTTGTGTGCTCTGATGTATGAGTTAATTTCTTTGGTTACATCAGTACGGGCCATTTCAGTATCAGGGGTTTTTCCAAGAAATTTAGCTAGTTCTTGTGAGATAGGAGTAGCTTTTGTGAATCCACTAGGTTGTTTATTTCCTGATTTGGATTTTCTTTTGCTACTGGTCTTTTTAATAGTTCTAAGGACACGATTTGTTTTCTTTTCAAGAGCAAGAAGTTCTTTCTTCATTGAGGAAAGAATAGAAGCTGCTTGTTGGCATTTAAGTGAAAGATTAGTATAATCGGCAAGAAGAGATTGTTCTTCAGATAGTTCAGGTGCTGGATCGGCTGTTTCAGGAACAGTTTCAACTACTACTGGTGCAGGAGTAGATTCTTCGACACTTTTAGTTTTTTTTACAGTTTTGGTTGCGGTTTTAACAGGTGTTTTAGAGACACTTTCAGTTGTTTGTTTTGTTGCGGTTTTCTTTACCATTTATACATGTTATAAAGAGTATTATTTAAGTCTTTTAACGCATATATATATTTCATTACGTTAAATGGTAATAAAACATATTAAAGTGCGACAGATTGAAAAAGCCATGGCAATGCTTCGGCGGTATCATTATTTACTAAAGTAAGTGCGGAGAGTACATACATTGCACCTAAAGATGAGGAGGAGTTATTAATTCCCTTATTAATAAAATTTTCTATAATTTTAACGAAAATCATTTTAATTTGTAAAATATCACAATTACATAAATGATTATAATTAATATTTAATAAAGCAAATGGTTTTCCAATAGGTGTGCATATTTCTCTCTTAACATTCTCAGGTATTTGAGCTCTATAATTCCAAATATCATGAATAACATTGATGAATTTTATGATTTGTCTTCTATTTAATGATTTAAACCAGTTGACATCCGTATAGTTTCCTAATGCATCTATTCTAAGACATGCATCCATTATTTTATTATTAAAAGTGGTAATAGTTATTTCATTATCTTCGTTTATTTTATTAATTTTAAACTTCTCTCCATGAATTTTATTAATTTTAATAACTCTAGCTAAATTACTTACAATGTTATCTGAGATCAAGGATCTATTATAAGGATTCAAAGGTTTGGCATTATCTTTTTTGGAGTTCTTTACTAATTCGTAGAGAGAATATATATCAAAAGAAAATATATTTTTTTCTTCTCTCCAGCTAATGAAGTTATAGAATGATATATTTTGAATGTCATCGAATGTATAGAAGTCATTCTGGTTGGTTGATAGTTCTCGATTGAATAATGAAGGTCCGCGGAGAGAAATACTTAATTTACAAATATAATTTCTTATTTTAGATTGTATTTTTATTATATAGTATGAATCATGTAGAAATGAATATAATCTTGAAAATAGTTCTTGTTTATTTCCTGATATTTTAAGTTTGTAGTATTTGCACATATCTTTTAATTGTTTGACATTATAATTAAAATTATTCATCTGTTTAAATTCATTATAATTTAAAATACAAAATTCAGACTCTGAAATCTTTGTTTTTTTTAACCCAATATTCGATCCTGACCTTTTACGCGATGCGTTTAGTATTTTTATTGTCATATATATATATTAACATAAGACTTATTTATTATATTTTTATTAATATTAAAGATATTTCATTTTCTCTCTACAAATGCAAAATATTTATGAACAAAAATAAATAACACGTATTTACGTCTAATTAATTTTAATTTATTAAAAAATTGAAAAGGCTTAAAGCTAGTATATTATAATATAATAAGATGCAAGCAATGATTGTACAAGGTATTGAATTCTCTGAAAGCGATTATGGTTTTACTAAACCAAAAGTTCTAAGTTCTGGTGGAAAATCAGTAGGCGTAGTAAATGGTGGAAAAGTTCTCACTCTATCTACTCCTTTGATGACCACTTGGGGACTTAGTGATTATGAAGGTAATCAGAAGTTTGAGTTCTCACTACAATATCCAACCGAGGAATATGGTGATGCTGAGACAGAAAGTTTCCTTACAAATATGAAGACTTTTGAAGAGTCAATTAAAGCAGAAGCAATTAAGAATAGTATGGCATGGTTTGGTAAGAAATCAATGAGTAAAGAAGTTATCGATGCTCTATGGTCTCCAATGCTTAAGTATTCTAAGTATCCAAAGGGTCATACAAACGAAGGTGAATTTGATTACGATCGTCCTCCTCGTCTTCAAGTAAAGGTACCATTTTATGATGGCATCTGGAAGGCAGAATTGTACGATGATGCAAATACTCGTTTGTTTCCAAACGTAAATGAACCAACTGTTACACCTCTTGATTTCATTACTAAGGGAACCAAGGTAGCAACATTGATTCAATGCGGTGGTATTTGGTTTGCAAATGGTAAATTTGGTGTAACTTGGAAGCTTGTTCAAGCTGTTATCAAGCCTCGAGAAACACTATTTGGGCGTTGTCATATTTCATTGTCTAGTGCAGATAAGCAACGTCTTAAGGTTGCTGAAGAAGTCGAACAAGATATTCAAGAATCTGGAGTTGCTGATACAGCAGTAGAAAGCGATGAAGAAGAGGAAGAAGAGGTTGTTGTACCAGTAGTTGAGCCTAAGAAAAAGAAGATTGTTCGTAAGAAAGCAGCAGTAACTACCGATGTTTAGATTAAAATATAAAAAAATAAATAAAAAGAATGTTAATTAAAAAACGAATTAAAGAATAAATTAAATATAAAATGGAAAGTGTATGCCTTAGTTACACACTGCAATTATAGCTCAGTTGGTTAGAGCGTCGGTCTTATGAGCCGAAGGTCTGCGGTTCGAGCCCGCATTATTGCATTTTGCATCGATGTCCGAGTGGTCTAAGGAGCCAGACTTAAGATCTGGTAGCGTAAGCTGCGTGGGTTCGAACCCCACTCGATGCACCATCTTCTATAGCTCAGTTGGTTAGAGCATACGACTGTTAATCGTGGGGTCAGAGGTTCGAACCCTCTTAGAAGAGATAAGACCTGAATAAGTCTTAAAACTTTTCTTTCAGCATTGATGTCCGAGTGGTCTAAGGAGCCAGGCTTAAGATCTGGTAGCGTAAGCTGCGTGGGTTCGAACCCCACTCAATGCACCATCTTCCATAGCTCAGTTGGTCAGAGCATACGACTGTTAATCGTGGGGTCAGAGGTTCGAACCCTCTTGGAAGAGGAAGACCAAAGTTAATAATGTCTTTAAACTTTTTTAATTCGGAGGTAAGGAATATACACATTTTCATTTTTTTCACATTATTTTAACTTTGGAAATGGTATTCTAACTATTATAGGCGAGCAGTTGGGGGCCTATAATATTTGCCCTATTGGCGCAATTGGATAGCGCGTACGACTTCTAATCGTAAGGTTGCAGGTTCAAGTCCTGCATAGGGTGTGAGGGTCGAGACACCCCTTGGTCTAGAGACCAGAAGTCTCACGGGAAATGGAGAGACAGAACCCTAAGCAAAAACGGTGTCTCACAGTCTTAAGCGAGATTAATGAGAGGGAGTAACTACAGCATATAATCTGTAGGTAGGGGGGCTTAAGACACTATCGGGGTGGCGCAGAGGAAGCGTGTCTGGCTCATAACCAGAAGGTCGGATGATCGAAACATCCCTCCGATATTTATTTTTATTATTTACATTTATTTTGTAAATAATAAATTATTTTCTTACTATGGGTCGCGCACTTTTTTAAAAAAAATTGAAAACCCATATTTATTTAATTGATTTTATAAGTAAAAATGTTAGCGTTATCTGAGCAGCTTTATAATAATGATTGGACTTTTGTAGTTCCAAATGTAAATAAAAAATATAAAATAAATGTATTTGATGATGGAAATCAAAATTTAATAAATAATATAAATGAATGGGTATTATTTGGTACATGGAATGGAAAATATGCATTATTTAACGTGAAAGATTATGATATAATTATAAAATCTATAAGTAATTGGAAAGTAGAATTAATAAATTAAAGTAAAAAAATATCGTTATTTGTTCTATTATATAGTATATTAAATTTTTCACTTGTTTCTAAATTAGTATATTGATTACTTATATTTTTTCGATTACTTGATTTTTTCCATGAATTCCATGATTCAACATTTTTCCATTCAGAAATAGTAATAATTTTAATGGTATCAGTATTATCTACAAGATCTATATTATCTACAAAATAACTACTAGAAGAAATGAATCCTTTATATTTTTTAGCAATTTCAGATAATTCATTACTATAATTAATAAAGTTTCTTGTATAATATGTATTTTTTAATATTTTTTCTGAAAAAATTCTAATTTTGCTCATATATATTATAGTCATATGTTTTTAGAGAAAGAATTACATATTAATTTTTATTTACCAGTAGAATTAGTAGATTTAATAGCAGATTATCACGATTATACTAAATATTGTATGCCAGAACATAAAGAACTATATAGACATGTAGTTATAGATATAATTGAAATAAAAAAGATTTTTTGTCATGATGATAATTTATCACCAAGTATTATATATCAATGTTGGGGTAAAGGATGGCCAGAAGAATGGAATTAAAATATTTGTATAATATATATGTTATCAGATTATGGAATGGTATTGATATATGTAGGATCATTTGGTCTATCTGATTTATTAGTAAAAATATGTAAGTTTAGTAATATTGATAAATTTATTTATTATATCTTATTGTTTATGTTAGGTAGTGTTGTATTCTTTTGTTTAAAGAATAAAATTGATGTTTTAAATAATTTCTCTGATATTATAATAAGTAATCATGAGCAAAAAAATAATTAAAGGGTATAAAGGAGTTATAGATTTAGATCTTTCGCTAGTACATAAAGACTATATAGATTCCGCAGTAAAACAGCATTATCAAGATATAAGAAATTATAAAAAATATCAAAAAACATTGAAACCAGAACATAGATACGAAAATACAATAGAAAGAATTCAGAAACAACATGAAAATGAAATTTATTTATGTAATTTAAAAAGACAAGCTGAACAAGATAGAATATATGAATTGGCAAATAAGCTATATAATTTAAACAAGTAATATATTAAAAAATTGATAAATTTATTTTTTAATATATTAAAATAAATGTATCATGAATTCACCTGTATATTTGTTTAAAGAAATATTACCACAAGAATTATTAAATCAAATTCAACAATATTTACCAGTAAATGAACAAGTAAAAAATGCGTTGAAAAAATATTATGATGAATTATACGATCAACGATTGTTAGATGAAGAAAAAATATTTGAAAACGAAATATATCCAAACTGTACTTGCTCAAATTGTCCTGATAATGGAAAACATAAAATATTTAGAAGAAGAGATTGTTCATTATGTTTTGAATATGAAACAAAACAATATTGTGGAGAATATGCAAGTGATGAATATAAAGTAGCTATTAGACATAATCCACAATATAAAAAAATAGCATATGATGATAATGATAGTGATAATAGTATAGATGATATGTATTGGTACGATGATAGACATATTTGGATTGAAAATGAAGATTATTAAATGTTATAAAATTAGAAAAAATTGAAATTTCATGTGTTTTCTATTATATAAAACAACTGTACAATAAAAGATGTGGCTACCCAAACATAGTGATAATGAGATGTATGTAGGAAAAATGGCACGTATATATTATAAAAATGGACATCGTAAAAACGTTAATTATGTGGAAGGTGAATTAATATATATATTAAAATCTGAAAATATGAAATATACTTATTCTGTACAAATATTAGATAATGATAATAAATTTACAAGACATACTTGTACAAATGATATAATAAAAAAGATAGAAATAGAAATGTTTGAAATAGGCGAAAATATACATGAACTTTGTGATCAGATTTTAATACAAGACTTAAGTAATGAAGTAAAGAAATATCTAGATAATTATATTGAAATTTAATAATAAAGAGATTTAAGTAAATAAGGAGATTTCTTTATATTTTTTAATAAACACGGATGAGCTCTATTACCAAATTCTGGATCCCATTTTTGACGACGTGATATCTGCCATTCGCTCATGTAATATACTTGTTCATCTTCTGCCCAGTATTCTTGTATTTTATCATTATAATCATTTAATTCTTGAATAACATTATTCATGTTTTCTTTTGAACTACTATCATATTCGCCAATATATTTTATTATGTCTAGGGGTAATATTTTATGTAGTTGTTTATAATTCATGATTTGTATTATATATACAATAAAAATAGATTAATTTAATCAATTTTTTATTTATTATCGATTAAGAAATGTATATATATTATATTAAAAATTTAATATATATTATATTAAAAAATTGATATATATTTAAAAATATAAATCAATTAATACAAAACAAATATGTATATTCAAGTTACGTTCGATGTTATTAATGTAAATGCTGTATGTGATTATTATAATAAAAATAAAAGTGAAGATCAAAATTCTTTAGAAAAGTTAAATAGAGCGGAGGGAGGATTTCAAATTAAACGTAAAGTGATTCCTAATACTGGTAGTGTATATGATAGTGATCCAAATAATTTAGTAAAACAAGCAAGATGGAGTAAAAAGTGTTTAACTACACCAATAGGACAATATGAATTTACTGAATATGAATGGAATTTATTATATGAATCTATATGTTCAGTACATGGTAAAGAAAATACAATATTACATAATGGATTTAAATAATTAATTATACATATAAGAAAAAATAGTATCATTACATGTTTTACAATAATTACTAGTAGTTTCATAATTATTATAATTACGAATTAATTTTGATGCACAAGTATTACAATGAAATTTTTTACATGAAATGCATATATGATTATAATTATTAATATCATAATTATTACATTCACTACATAATTTTAGATAATCAGTAATATATCTAACTACATGTATATCAAACATCTACGTAATATTTTATATACGTATATATTTATATATATAAATGCATATGTATTTTATAATAATATTATTATTATTTTATTTATTATACGTTCAATTTTCTCCAGGAATGGGAAATATATGGTATAGAAATAATGAATATTTTTCACCAATGGGTGCAATTAAAATTATATTAGCACCTTTACATTTATATTATATGTGGTATCCAAGTATGTGGGATATTAATTTTTTTATATGGTTAATTATTTATTTTTTAATAGCTTTTAATATTTTTTCAATAAAATATTCTTTTTCTTTTATTTGATTAATCAAATAATTTGTTGTGTGCATATTATCACTATTTGAATATAAATCTTCAATATTAATATTTGTGATATCATTAAAACAATAATTTATTAAATCAGGATAAATAATAAACGGGTTCAGTATATTATGATATTTATAAATAATTATATTTTTGTGATATTCATTAACATCAACTTGGTAATCTTGATTCCATTTAATCATAGTATTAATATCAATTACATTTGGTAATTCTTGAGTAAAATTATATTTTGTAGAGAAATATGCCAAACTACGTGAAATAGAACCTCTAGATTTTACGGATGGTATAAATAATTTTTTCTTTTTATTAACCATAATTACATCATTTTTTAGAGAGATTAATTCATTAATATCATTAACTTTATGTGAATTAGAATTGATAATATTAAATGAAGATAAATCTGATTTTTCCAGTTGTTGTAAATAACTAGGATCAACAAATTTAAAATGTTGTCTATAATTATTTAATTTTTCACTACATAATAATAAATTATGCATATCAGATTTCATAATATTTTTTTTGTTACTATCTTTATAATATACTTGCGGAAATATATGTTCAACATTTTTAGAATGTAAATTGTCACCATATATATCCATATTACTCAATTCATTATGTAGAATTTCTTTTGCTTTTACCCATGAAACTTTTGTAAAATTATTATTTAAATCCTCAGATATTGATTTACGTAATAAAGAAGGGTTAATTGTTTTATAAATATATGGATTGAATGCAATACTTTTATAAAGTAGTGAAAATATCATAAAATATATATACATAATATAAAATAATATTATTATTTAATGAATATTTAAAGTTACAATTATATCTGATTTATAATTTGTATCATATAAGTTTTTATTTGATATTTTTGTTATGCCTTTATTTTTTAGAATTATTTTTTGAGAAGGCAATACAGTAATATCACGAGCATGTATTTTATATGTAAAGTTATCACTTAATTGTATGTCTATGTATTGATTTTTAAATAGAGTATTTATATTTTCGAATATGTAAATATGTATATTATTATCAGAATCTATATCAATAAATGGATTTAATTCGGGAATACATTTTACACATATTTCATCGGTATTTTTTGTATCATAATATAATTCACTATGCCATAAAGGTACATTAAATATTTCATTATTGTAATTTAATCTGTATATTTTATTTTCTAGTAAATCGTCAATTGTTGGTTTTAAAATAAAAGTTTTACACTCGTTAGTTGTATTAATTGTACTAATGATTTTATTATACACACTTGGAGGTATTTTATGTTTATAATATTCAAGAATTTTTTCTAGATTTCCTATTTGTTTATCATCACATTCATTTATATACGACATGGAAACAGAATTAATATACTTAAAAATATATTTTTTTAATTTATTAATTACATCTTTATATTCAAAATTAGTACTAGAATTATTTATATAATTTTCATAAGGTGATTTATTAAACGTATTTAATTCAACCATAATATTTAAATAGTCGTATGCTTCTTGTAGTTGTCTAAATTTATCATTAGATCCGCCTTTATCTGGATGTAATTTTAATGCAAGTTGATGATATTTTTTTTTTAATATGACATGATCCAATGAATATAAATCATTTTTATTTATATTCATAATTTCTAGTGCTTTATCTGTATTCATGCACAATACTTAATAAATAATAAAAATAATTCTCTAAATGATAAATTGGTCTATAGTTATTATTAAAATGTTTTAAAAATGTGAAACTGTTGTTTAATATAGTTATTTTTTTGTCATCAGAAATATGATGAAAAATATTTTTATTTATTTCATATATACAACTATGTATATTTAAATTACATGTTAGAATTTCATAAATAGTCTCACGTACATGTGAAAAGTCTGTATTATTATTTAAAATTAAATTAGAAATATATTTAGATATTTTAAGTTCATATTGTGGTTCATTTATATCATTTTCTAGCGATTTAAGATTAATATTAGTATATGTATCAAACGAATGTTTTTTAATTTTTTGTAAAGAGGTTTTATTCGGAATTTCATATGGTATCATTAATGATGAATTTAAAATACTATAAGGTATAAATGATACAGAATTAGTCAATAATATATATTTTATATTTACTTTTGATAAAATATTGGATGCCATATAAGAGTAAAATATTTCTAAGAGTTCATGATGAATATTTTGAAAATTTTTACACATAACAAATGCTGTTCTATTTTTTCTAATTTCAACAACTTCGTTTATTTGATTTGTAATTTCATACCATAATAATTTTGAATTACACCCAAGTAATGACATATCGACTTCAAAGTGGATATCACTTATAGGAAATATATATTCTTCTTTATTATATATTACGGTCATCTTTTTTTCATATTTTAAATTATTATAATTACTATATTTAGATATAATTTTAAGAGCTTGTGTATATTTTCCAATACCTTCGTTACCATATAAAATTAAATGAGGAACTTCGTTTATATTTTCAGGTAATTTATTGTATATATCTTCTTTTTTATTATGTAGATTTAGTTTGTTTGTATTATTAATATAATTTTCAAATGTTTTATGTGATAATGTATTCATATATAATAAAACAAGTTTTTTTTATTATGTATTATAACCCAATTAAATTAATTTCTCCGGATATAGAACATTTTTTAACATATTGTTTATTTGACTTATGTATATCATCATGACATGAATCACAAATAGATACTAGATTACCATTATGATTTTTATGAAATCCATTTATATAATTATTTTTATTTGCATGTTTTTGATATTGCAAATGATGAATTTCCGTTGCATTATTAACATTACATATCTCACATATTTTTGATGTTAATTTTTTTGAATTATACATAGATTGTTTTAAATCTAGATTATCTCTTGATTTCAAAATTTCTTTTCTGATTTCATAAGCATCATCTATAAAATCATCGGGCATTAGTAATGATTTACATACCTCCAATCCATAAATACTTTCACCTGGACCATCTTTTATTTTTCTATCATATATTAATTTTTGAATACTATGATCATATATAACACTAAGATGTTTCATTTTTAAATTTTTTAATTCATGTATTTGATTAATGTTATTTATTTCGTGAAAATGTGTTGCAAAAATAAAAGAACTTTCACGAACATGAAGTGTTTTTAGACCACTAACAAATATACTGATTGCTGATATATTTTCTGTACCAGAGCATAATTCATCGCCCAATATTAAACTACTTTCATTTGCCATATTGATAATATTTCTTAATTCACACATTTCAACTGCAAATGTTGATAATCCTTTAAACATATTATCATTATTCAAGATTCTAGTAAATAGTTGTGTATATGGTTTATAAGTAAATTCAGAACAAGCAGTATAAAATCCAGATTGTGCTAAAATAATATTCATACCAATTGATTTAATTAGACTAGTTTTACCTACAGCATTTGTTCCAAATAGACAAATTCCATCTTGATTATCTTTTCCTAATGTTATGTCATTAGATACATACAACTCATTTTGTTGAATATGTTCAATTAACGGATGTCTAATATTTTTAGCATCTAAATAAGATTTATGATAATCAATATCGATAGTTGGTTTGCAATAATCAAATTTAGTAGAAACATATACTTTATTTTGTAATATGTCTATTGTAGATATGAATTTTGATATTTCATAAATAGTGTTTGAATAATTTTCTAATTTATTTAATATTTCTAAATAGCATTTTTGAATAATGTCTTTTAGTATTGTTTTACCTTTAAAAATTTTATCACAAATTGTATTTATTTTATTATTTTCAATAGAATATTGATTATTTGCTGCCATTTTTTTAATATTATATGAATTTGAATTATCTAATGATTTAAATAGTTCTGCTCGTTTTTTTGTTGTAACAATATACATGCCTGATTTTTCTGTACTATGAATTTTTACATATTCAATTAGTTTTGATTTATTTTCAGCTTGATTCATTAGACTATTTATGTTATTTATTATATTTGATAATTCTGTTTCGGATGATTCTAATAATGCAATATGTTCATCTAAATTGCTAAAGATACCTTTATTGAAAATATTTACTTCAATTGTTTGACTATCTAAATTATTACAATTATCTAAATTAAATATGTATTTAATATATTCTCTCAGGGTTTTAACATTGTCATTATTAGAAGTAATTGTACTAGTTCCTATGTAATTAGTAAGTTCATCATCATTTTCAATATAGGTAATGATAGTAGTTGTAGAGAGAAGATTATTAAATATATCATTAATTGTTTTTGGTGTTATTTTCTTTAATATAATCTGTCTATAACATTTATCAAAATCCTTAAATCCTGATAATTGTGTTCTAATAAAATTACAAAACTCTTTCTTTTTAATGCAATAATCTACAATATTATATTCTTTATTTAAATATTCAATATTAGTAGATGGATAAAGTAATATATCTTTTAATTTTCTGTTACCCATAGACGTTTTAGAATAATTGATAAAATTATATAAGTTACTTATTTTTTTATTAGTATCATTCGAAATAATACTAAGTTGTTTTAGACTGTGATTTGCTAGCATCATATTATCTTGAAATGTTTCAAGAACCGGAATTTGTATGTTTTTAATCAAATATGGATTATGTTCATGGATAAAATTTAATAAAAATGAAAAACTCTGAGATGATATAGTGTTTTGTAAAAATAAATTAGAAAAAATATTATAATTAATGTTTTTATAAGTAGATGTTACTAATTCTTTAATATAAACTTGTTTTTCACATTTAATTGCTCTCTCTGAGAAGACCCCGTTATCGTTTAAATAAATAGTATGAATCTTTGAATCATTACATATATCGGTGACATATTTTATATGAGTATTGGTAGATCTATCTGGAGAGATAAGGATTAATTCAGATGGTCTATATATAGAGAGAAAACGCTCCAAATCATCATATGCAGTAGGTAAATTAATATTTTTTGTTGTATATTCGTATAATATAGTTTTACCAGTTAATATATCAATACATGATATACCTATTAATAATTGATTAGAATGTTCATGAAACCAAATACAAGAACAGTTATTGGAGAGATTATTATTATTATTTAAAAATACAGTACCAGGTGAGTATTTTGCAACCATTTTTCTAATAAACTTTTTTCCTTGTTGTTCTTGATCAAATACTATACAAGTATATCCCATTTCGGTCGTTTTTGCAACATATTTATCTAATGTATAATCTCTAAATCCACACATAAATACAGGACAATTATCATACATAGCTTGTTTAGAACTTATATTTAAATCACAAATAGAAGATATTTCTTCAATTGAACTTCCATAAAAAATGTTATCTTTTTTAATAGCGTATATCTCATAAAATGCACCAACCATTAAAAATACTACAGTTTTATCACCATATATATTTTTATTTTCAGAAGTCAAATCGATATATTCTTTAATAATAGACATTTACAATATATAATATATAGATTTTACCTTTATTATTGTTACCAAATGTATATAGAGCTATAAATTAATTAAACACTATATTACTATTTATATAATGAATATAGCTATTCCATTAGATAAATATACAAATAACAAATATCTCTTTTTAGAACCAATAGAAAATACAATAATAAAGGACAGTATATTTCATAGGATTATATTGTCGAATAATATAATTTGTATGAATAATATTAATATTAAAATAGAATTATCAAATGTATTAATTGAAAGATATTATAATAAATATAAATGTACAATCGATATGTTATCACAATATTTTAAAAATATAACAGATATTGAGAAATCAATATTATCAAGTATAAATATTGAAGGAAAATATAAAAAACTAAATATTTTTGAACAATTAAATACTGGTTCATTACGTATATTTTCTAACTTAGATTTAGAAAATAAAGTATATAGTAATTTTTTAGTAATATTAAAAATATCAGGTATTTGGGAAACACACGATGAATATGGTATAACTTTTAAGTTTTACACAATGTAAGTTATTAATATACATCGCTATAATTGGAAAATCCATCAGTTGAAAAATATTTTAATATTGAGTACATAAACATAGTGGATATACCAGCACATGTAGAAAATAACACAATAAAAGAACTCATATTAAATGACTGACATTTTAATGATTCTATACGATCTCTTGCTTTTCCTGGATTATTATTAAATTTTAGTTTATCACTTATAATTTTTTCAAAATATTCTAAATATTTCCATATACATACTAATGTACATATATAAAACAACACGTTAATTACTTTTACAGCAATAAAATTATCAGGTACATTCTCTGAACTAATATTATCACTCTGTTCGATATGCATTATAAACAAAAATAACGTAAATACACAAATAGGTAAAATAGGAAGCATAGATATAATTCTATTAATAAACGTCGGATCTTCTAATCCATCTCCCGGGGCTAACATAGCAGCAGTTATAGCAATTAAAAATAAAGAAATAGTAAATATACCATATAATACTGTACTAGCATCAGTGTCAGGATTTATAACAGACAATACTATAGATAAACTTGCTGCTACGATTAAAAAAAAATTTTTAATATATGAAGGCTCAGCTAAATTTTTCATATGTTAATATATACTAATACTTTTTTTTATTTTTATTTTTACTTAACTCTATATATTTGTAAAAGAATGAAACATCATCAGTATTTTCATAATCGAAATTACATTTTTGCAATGACGTAAAAGAAGGTTTTTTCATTTTTATTGTTTTATAATATAAATAATGTCCGAATTTACCATTACGTATAGATAGGTTATCGTCCAATTGTTTTATAATATTAGATTGTTGTTCATTAGAATTATAATTTTGAATAATACTAATTACATCTGCTATAGTAATTTGCTCAAAATATTTTTCAATAGATGATAACGAATAGTTTTTATTTTCAAAGTTAAAATATGGGCCAAATTTTCCTTTCTTAATTATAATATCAATATTTCTAAATGTACCTACATTTTTTTCATTAGAACCGTCTAATATTTCGTCTAGAGTAAAATTTTCAACATTTTGAAAATCGATATTAGGTTTTACTGCTTTAAATACTGTTTTATTCTGTTCCTTGGTTTTTATAACAAATCCGTTTTTACCATAAATAAGAGAATGATTATCATCGATTTGTTTCTCCATTTTTTTAGAATCCGTTTCGATACTGGATAAATATTCATGTATTTCTTTACAAATATCATAATAAGTCAAATTATTTTTAGATATTAAATCTAATTTTTCTTCCATTTTTGATGTATATTCAAAATTAAATAATGAATCATGATTTTCATATAACCACTCACATATTAATAAACCAATAGACTGTATAACTAAACGTTTTTTCTCTCCACCTACTTCTTTTATTTGATCTAATTCATTAATTGATTTATTCTCTAATGTATATTCTTTTGTTTTTACTTTCTTTGCTGCTATGTTTGTTTTTTTAACATATCCACGGGTTTGAATTTTTTCAACAAGTGATGAAAATGTAGAAGGTCTTCCTATTCCTTTTTTCTCTAATAATTGTACTAGATTGGCTTCACTTAAATGTGATCCTACATTTTTATGTTGCACTTTACTGTGAATTTTATTATATGTCACTTCCATATCATTTTTTAGTTGCTTAAAATAAGTATAATAATTTTCTTCTGACTCACCATCTACTATTTTCCACCCGAGAAATTCATATATTTTTTCTGTATGATTATATTCGTAGTTCAATGGAGCGCTAATTGTTGTTTTTAATTTCTTGCCATATGCATCAGCCATGCAAGATTTAAGAGTATGATTATATATAAATTGATACACATTTGTATCACGCTTACTACAACTACTATCTTTACAAGTATTCATTAATATATTTGTAGGTCTAATTGCTTCATGTGCTTCCGATGAATTTTCCTGAATAGTTATGTTGTTAATAGATGTGGAATTAAAATTGTCGCCATAATTATCTGTAATAAAATTTTGCGCGGATTGAATAAATTCTTTAGAATAACATTTATTGTCTGTTCTCATGTATGTAATATATCCTTTTTCATATAATACTTGACAAGATTGCATAATATCTTTTGGTGAATAGTGATACTGTGTATTAATTAGTTGTTGAATAGATGAAGTATGTAATGGTAGAGGGGGAGCAGTTACAAATCTAACAGGATTTTTTTTATTGTATAAATGAACAAATGTTTTTGATAATTCAAGAAATTCTAATACAGATTTTTTTGTTAATAATTCTTTATTTAATTCATATTCGAAATTTTTAGACATGAAATAACCAATGGTTTTATAAGACATTTTTAACTCTTTTTGTTGATTTTCTATATGATTTTCATAAACTAGTTTTAATGCAGGTGTTTGACATCGTCCAGCTGATAATCCTTGTGTGCGAGAAATATATTTCCATAAAAGCGGACTAATAGTAAAACCTACCATTAAATCCAAAACTTGACGTGCTTGTTGAGAATATACTTTATTCATATTAACAATTGTTGGATTTTGAATAGATTGTTTTAATGCCGATTCTGTTATTTCGTGAAAAATAATTCGTTTTGTTTTTAATGGTAATTTAAAATGATCTAAAATGTGCCATCCTATTGCTTCTCCTTCACGATCATCATCTGTTGCTATAATAACTTCTTTTGATTTATTAATAGCTGTTCGTAATTTTTCTATTTGTGATTTTTTTTCTTCCATGGGCTCAAATGTAATAGCAAATTTGGAATTATAATCAATATTTTTTAAAGATTTACAATTACGAAAATGACCATAAGAAGCCATACATTTATAGGACGAACCTAAATATTGTTCTATTTTTTTACACTTTGCTGGTGATTCCACAATTACCAATATAGACATAATATATATTGAAGAATTATGTTTATATAGATTTTCAATTTTCAGAGATATTACACCACATACATAAATTACTTTCATTTGCACATTTTGTACATACCATAGGAGCCAAATATAAATAACCAAATGGATTTGATACATGATTAGGATTTGTAAAACCATGTATATTTTTTAATTTGCATATTTTACATACAAATCGACAAGGACTTAATGCTGTTTCTTTATCGTATCTTTTATGTATTTTGCATGTTTTCATTTATATATATTAGATAACTAATTTTAAATAAATTAAAAATTGAATATTATTATTCTAATAAATAGAATTAATTGTAATAATGGATATAGCTGTAGAACCTGAAATATATTGTCCTATAATAGATGAAAAAGGTAATTATATAGATAAATGTCCTGCTCTTATAAAATATGGAATAAAATGTCCATGTGGTACAAGAGAAGATTGGATATATAATACAAAAAATAAATTTAAAAATCATATATCTGGTATAAAACATAAAAAATGGATAGAACAATTAAATAATAATAAATTAAATTTTTATGAAAATAACATTAAATTAAAAGAAACTGTTAAAAATCAAAGAGAAATTATAGCAAGAATGGAAAAAGAAATAATAAGTTTAAAATCAATAAACTCATATATTGAATCTAAAATATTCAAAGTAGAAAATAATCAAGAAGAATACGACTTATTAGATATTAATTAGTAATTTTATATAGTTATAATATATGAAGCATAAATCTAGTAAAAAAAATATAATAAGAAAAACAAAAAAAGTTAAAAGTAGATTAAGAAAAACAAGAAAAAATAGACAAAAGAAAAGAATAACTAGAAAAAAAGGAGGTCGTTATTATGATAATAATTATGATCATAAATCATTTTTTGATAAAGCTAAAACAAGAACAAGTGCTAATATGTTACAATTTACTAGCAAATATAATCCAAAATTTGAAACGAGAGTAAATAACAAAAGAGATATTGTTGTAGAAAAATTAGATAATCATATGGAAAAGTATTATTCAGATACAGATATTTCATCAGAATGTACAAATGAAATTTGTAAATGTAAATCAAAAGATAAAAGAATACAACATATATTAGACGCATTAAATAATAATACTGAATGTACAAGAACGCAAAAAATATTAAAAAATTATAAAAATTTAAATTCTTATGACTTAAGACAATTACCAAAAAATAGAATTAAATGGAATATCGTGTCGAGATTCCCTGCATATTATGATGGATATATGACATCAGATCGTATAAAAACATATATAAAATATTTAATTGAAAATAATAAAGTAGAAGAAGAAAGGAGAGATAATATATTAAATAATCTAAATTCTGAATTACATTATGAATATAAAAATAATGGTGACCTGATATTTATATGTAATAAATTATTTAAAGGTGCATTAGCAAGAACGTTTATTCAGAAATGTAATGATTTAGATAAAGATTTGAAAAAATTAAATAAAAATCTAGTAGATAAAAAGTATATATTATATGAAAATGAATTTAATAATCATATATTACTACTAGTAGATAAAAGTTTATTTAACGATAGACCAGAAATTAATGATATAGAACTATCGATACCAATTTCAGAAGAAAATTTCGAATTACCGAACGTCACAGAAATTAAATCAACTAAAAATAATAAAAATGAATATAGAAAATCAGTTGATTCTGTTATAAATGATTATCATAGTTTGGATTTAATTCAAGAAGGAGATGAAGAAGAAGAAGAAAATAAAAAACTAACAATTTTAATATAAAAAGTTATTCACCACACCGACAATACTGACAATAAAAAAAAGTCTCACCGTACATTCCTTCTTCCCTTTCACGTATCCATTTATGACCATTATTTTTTATAGCACATTCTTTATATATTTGTGATTGTACGACTTTTATTTGTTCTTCTATTTTTTTTAATTTATTTATATATTCATATTTAAGTTCAATTAGTTCATTCTTCTGTTCATGTAGTTCAATGTTCATTTATTTAAATAATATAATATATTTATATGATTTAAATCAAAGATATAAATATATACAATGGAGTCACAAAAATATAATCCAGTATTAATATCGCAATTAGTACATGAGTATAACGAAAATATTAATAAGAAATATAAAAATAAAATAGGATTTATAGAAAATTCAATAAATAATATTAAAACTACATACAATAATATTCATGAAAATATATATATTAAACTACATAAATCATATACATATAATGATTTAGATAATGAAAAAAATTTAACTTATACTGAATTTAAAATAAAAGAATCAGGAATAATTTTAGGTAATTTAATTACAAATATAATAGTAGAATGTGTTGATAAATATCATAATTTATTTAAATAATAATATAATATATGAAAAATATAATAAATATATCGAAATTAGCATTAAATAAGTTAAAAAATATAGCTATTGAACACAATACAAACAAAATCATTTTTTTTGTAAAAGGAGGTGGATGTAATGGTTTTAATTATAAAATAGAACCATATTATGAAAATCCAGCAAAATTAGATGAGGTTGTAAAATATAATGATATAGATATTATAATTTGTAATAAAAGTATAATTCATTTGTTAGGAACTCATATAGACTGGAAGAAAGATATAATGGGTGAAACTTTTCACTTTGAAAATCCAAATGCTGGTGCAAAATGTGGATGTGGAACTTCTTTTACACCAAAACTATGATTTAATTATAAATAAATAATAAATCTAAATAACTATTTAGTATAATAAATTCTATATTATTTATTATACTATGGATCTGAAAGAACGTACAAATGAAATAATGAAAATTTTTGTAAAATTAAAAGAATTAAATTTGGGGATTATGGGATTTGAGGAATTTGATGAATTTAGAAAAATATGCAATGATTTTATAAGAAATGGTAAATATGTGCAAGGAAATATTAAAGTAATAGGTACAAAAAGAATAATATGTTATGATTTTAGTGAAGAAGTACATTGTATGTTAAAATACGATAAAACAGTTTAATTACAATAATCTTTCTTACAACAACTAAATTTCTTTTGTATTTTTTCCAGTTTATTTTCATAAAATTGTTTTTCTTCTTCTGTCATGGGCGGTGGGCATTTTTCGGTATATTTTGGTTGATCAGGAAAATTATTTGTTTTTTTACAGCACGGAGGAAATATTTTTTCTAAATTATTCCACAGATCTAGAATATCATCATAAATATAATTAGTAAAAGATAAAAATGTACTGTAACGATGTTTAGAATAATCAGTATCATGGTGACATTTATGTTGTTTATTATTAACAAGAATATTATGATCATACAGGAAAGTCATAATTGGTGGTCTTTCACAATAACTAAAATGTGCATATTTGTGATTAATTTCCGGTAGTCCCGTGGATATAAATATTCCAATAAATATATACATGATTGTATAATATTTTTTCATAGAGCAAATAATAATAATAATAAGATAAGTTAAATAATAAAAACGTTTGCCGAAAATAAATGTTAAATCGGATTTACATGTAATTGCTCTAGGATTATAATGATGTAATGTATTTGATTTGGCTGATTCAGAAAAAATAGTAGAATTATAACTTAAATAATTGTCTTCTATCCAATGATTAAAAGCACTTATGAAATCAGTAATTATTATTCCTATAATTATTAAAATAAATTTTTTATACATATAATAAGGGTACAAAAAATTTATATATTATTTTGTAATTTATATTGTTTCCATGATAATTGTATTCCTTTATTTTTTTCTTCTTGGGGATTTTCTTTATCTAATATCTCTCCTTCGCGTATAGCACTATCAACATACATTTCCTTCAATAAAGTACCAATTTTAAATGATGCCGTATGTTGATCTAAGTTTCCTTCCTCAATCTGACCAAGTATCTGTAAAAAATAACCAAACATATTTAAATCTAAAGTACCTTTTACAATTTTATGATAAATATCGGTGTAGTTTGTAAATAAAAAACTACATTCACTTCGACATAAATTAGAAAATTCCGCTGGATTTTCTAAATATAATTGTGTATTTTTTTGCTTTAATATATTGAAATTAATAATATCTTGCTTGATAAGAGCGCTATGTTTTAATTCTCGAATTTTATCAGTTTGATCTTCAATATCATTTTCATTAATTAATTTTTTTAATAATATTTTTTGATTATTATCCATTATAATGTAGTTTAAATTAATATTTTAAGTAATTAAACGAATAAATAATTAAAATTCATTTGGATATAATATTTCTTCAAAAATATCACAAAACTGATCCATGATTATATTTACAACATAATTAGGAACTAACGGATTTTTTTTATCAATAGTACCTTTAAGTGTCATGAATACTACATTATCTGTATTATTTGGATATACACTAATATTAAAATTAGCATAATCAGATTCTATCAAACCTTTTAATGTTAGATTATATCTATTCCAGGTATGATTTATATTCATTTTTTTTAATATAAATGATGGAATATTAGGTATTTTTGGTAGAAATTTATAACTTAATTTTTGAGGATATATAAATTTATTTGTAATAGGCGGATTATAAACTATATTTTCCGCATTTATTTTAGATAAATATGTTTCAAAAAAACATGGAGTTTCTAAGAATTCTGTTAATTGTAATGAAGTACTAAATGGTGTTTTTATTGATTTATTATATAAATATTTACTTGAATTTACATAAGATAAAAAATACAAAAAGAGTAATATAATATAATTCATATATATATTATATTAGTATTTTTAATATTTATTTTAATATTTATTTAATTTATATGTTCAGATATATTGCTGGAAGTAATATAAATCATGCTTTAGATGTAGGTAAAAAATATTTAAATAAAAATAAAAAACCTATTATTAATTATGCAGTGGAAGGAAAAAATAATTATAGGAAAACATATAAAGAGTATAATAAGATAATATCTTTATTACCTGAAAATTATTCTATAGCATTAAAATTATCTTCATTTAATTTTGATTTATTATCTATTAATGATACTATAAATAATTCGGAAAATAAAAATATAAAAGTATTTATTGATGCAGAAAATAATAAAGACAATGAAATATATCAGGATATATCTACAGAATTATTATTAAAACATAGCAATGTTTATAAAACATATCAAATGTATAGAAGAGATTCGTTGAAGGTATTAATGGATGATATAACTGAATGTAATAAGAAAAATATTTCGTTTTCTGGAAAATTAGTAAGAGGAGCATATTGGAATTCAGAAAAAAATGATGGTCATTTATTTTTAAAAAAAGAGGATACAGATAAATCTTATAATAAAGCAATAATAAATATTAATAATTTTAATTTTAATACAATTCCAAATATAGTATTGGCAACACATAATGAAAAATCAATAGATATAGCACAATTAGTAAATAAAAATTTATTTGAATTTGCTCATTTACAAGGTATGAAAGAATGTTACTATAATAATATTTGTGCTACAAATAAAGTGTATGTTTATATACCATATGGTCCATATAATGAAATGATACCTTATTTATCTAGAAGATTATATGAAAATATTGATATGTTAAAATACGCAATACGTTAATATAATATAAATCATTAGGATATATTATATTAATTAATGTGTTTTTTACGGCGTATTTTATTAAGTGTTTGATTTTGTGATATTGTTACTGTATTTTTATTATTAGTAGTATTAAAAATATTATTGAAGAATGAACCAAAATGACGTGTATTATTTATTGAATACATATTTCTTGAATACATATTTCTTGAATTATATACTTCAAAGTTTATAAAATTATTATTTTCATTTGTTTCATTTACATCATTATATGGACTATCTATATATAATTTATATTTACCATTATTTAATGTTATAGGGACAGTATATTCAAAAGATTCTTCTTCTCCACTGTCTAATTTTCCATCTTTTAAAGAAACTTCTTTATAAATATCTTTTATTATATCTATATCACTATCATCATATGTTTTAATATCAAATGTAATTTTTCCACCCCATGCTCTTGTGGAATCAGTTCCATTATTTTTTATTTTAAATTTAATAACACCATTAATATATTCAATATTAGTAATAACTAAATCTATATCTTTGTTATCATCTTCATCTCCATCTCCATCCCAGTCACCATCATCTCCATCTCCATCTCCATCTCCATCTCCATCTCCATCTCCACCACCCCAATATGCATTATAATATTCATCAAGTTTATCTTTTTTACCACTTATATCAACATCAGTATAAAATTCTACACTATACATTTCAGTATCGTCTCCTGAATTTAAAAACTCTCCTTCATTAAATTTTATAGTAAAACCATCTTCATATTCTATTTTATTAAATGAATATTTAATTGGTGTGTCTAAATTTTTAACAGTTTCTTTCCAATTATTATTTTCATCATAAAATATTTTTCCAATAATTTTTATATACCAATTATTTTTTAAATAATTAGCTAATTTATTACCTAGATCTTGATCAATATCATTTGCCATTAGTGTATTTATATCATTTTCATCTGTATGAATTATTCTTAGTTCAGGTGCAATATCATATATACCAATAAAAATATCTTGATAAGGATTATTTGGATAATCCGATATATATATTTTTTTTGTGAAAGCAACACCATTACCTTGTGGTGTTTGTTCATTTAAATACTCTTCTTTTGATTTATTAATAATACGTGATGTATAAAAAGTAATTTTATATTTTCCATCATTTAAATTATGAGAAGTATGTGTTGTAAATTCATAATATTCACCTTCATCATTATCTTTTACACTTATAAATTTAAATGGTACATCATTAATTATTATCACCCAATTTGTTTTTAACTCAGTTGCAAAAGATTTGTTAGTATATTTGTCTTCTGTTACTATCACGTTATTTATATAATCCATTTCACTAATAAAATCTACTTTATATATCAAAAACATATTTTTATCATATGCAACACTTATTATATTCATATTTTTAGTAAAAACAAAAGCGTAGTCTTTACTAGTTAATATAGTCTTATTTATTTCATCATCATATTTCTCTTTAGTTTTAATATCTGTTCTACTAGTAACAAATGTTATATTATTATTGTTTGGTTTTGTAAATTCGTTACTAATATAAAATCTAATATGATCATTTTTAATTTCAACACTATAAAAAGAATACGTATTTTCGTTTATTTTAAAACACCAATTTTTTGAAAGTTCATTAACAAGATCATCAGAATTAGTTACAGCTTTAATATATTCAATTTCATTAAACAAATCTTTTTCTAATATACTTATTAAAATATACTTACTTCCATGTAAGCTAACACTATAATTATAATTAACTGTAAATGCGTTGATTGTATTACCAGTTTTCTTATTTTCAGGTAATTCTTCTGTTGAATAATCAAAATAAGTATTAATAATTTTTGAATAATAATATTTTTTATTTAACATAGCTATTTCTGTAAATTTTCCATTTGTACTAGCGTCATCATTGCCTAGTTTCCATTTTGTTCCATCATATCTAAATCTAACATTGCCATTAAAATAGACAGGTGTATTATTTGTTTCATCAATACTTTCTAATAGATAGTTTCCTATTTTATCATCAGTATTAAGTATATCAGATTTTTTATAAAAAATTTCAAATGTTTTCTCAAATGAAATATCAGTAGTAGAATATCCAAATTCTTTTAAAATATTTGGTATATAATTTTGGTGTGAAACTTTATTAAAATTTATACTATCATTATTTATAGCATCTATAGTATTATATGTCCATTGCCAACTATTATTGTTATCATTTAAATTAATATGAATATAATAATTATCTTCATCTTTTATTTCTTTATCATCTCTATGTGTCTGTTTATATACTATATAATCGTTATCAAAAGTAGTATCTCGTTTATAAGTACCTAATCTTTTATTAGATACATCTAATAAATCATCTATTTTGTAATATACTGTAAAAATATCATCATTATATTTATTATATATTAATGAATAATTTGTTAATAAAGTGTTTATTTCATTTTCAATATTATTGCTATTATTTTCATTAGAAGTAAGTTTTTCAAGATCAAGAGAATTTTCTATAACCCAATTATTTTTGTAAATAATATAAACATCTCCGTTGGTATAAATAGGTAATTTATTATTTAAAATATACATAGAATTTTTATCATTATTTTTATGAAGTATTGTATATTTTCCTAATGTATTATCCTGTCCTATTTTTTGTGCTTTAATATAATAAACAATAAATTCTTTATAATCAAAAGTTGGTAATTTTTCTGTAGAATATTCAAAAAGTGTCTCAATAATATTAATAACATCTGTTTCATCTTTTCCTTTGCCACTAGGAAGTAGTAGTTCCAAATTTTCCCAAGGATATTGATCGTTAATACTATTATTTTCCCACATCCATCCGTCTCTATCATAATATATATAAAATGGATTAGAAACATCAACTTGTACATATACATAATTTTCATTATGCAAATAAGGTCTTTTTTTCTCCCCTTCTACTTCTATTAATAATACATATTTTCCTAGTTTATTATCTTCTTTATCATTAATATTATTTTTATCGTAATAAACAGTAAATTTATCTATTTCCGGATAAGGGATAACTTTATAATCATCATAAAATAATGTAATACCATCGTTAATAATGTTTTTATCTTTTTCTTTAAATTCCAATTGTTTTTTATTTATATATTTTTCACTTCCTAGTATTTTTATGGAAATAGTATATTTAAGATTTTTAATTTTTTCATTTTGATTTGTATTTTCAATTATTTCTTCTATTTTAATATTATTATAACTAATATCATAATTTGAAGAATATAAGTATTTAATAAATTCTTTACCTTCATCAATTATTTCATCTGCAAATTTTGTAGTATCAATATTTGATATTTCTATATTATCTATTAGATCCTCTGATATAAATTCTCTTTTAGTCTTCCATGTTGCTTTATAATAATGATTTAAATTAAATATATAAGATAATTCATCATCCTTTTGATTTTGTGTAAATTTTAATACATTATCCTGTGTTGGAATTTTTAATTCATTAGTTTCAACAATTAAAAATGGGAAAGTCATTGCATATGGATTTTCTGTTATTATATTATTATAATCGTCTGATTTTACAAATTTAAAATTATAATTCTTCTTATCTTCTCCTTCTATAGATAAAATCCAATTTTCAATTATTTCATTATATAAATCTTCATTACTAGTAAATTCTACAAAATTTGAAATTTGATCTTTCATATTTAAAAATCCATCAGTATAAATATCTTCTTTTGGAAATAATCTAATAAAATATTTAATACTATTTTCTGTTTTCCAAATATCAAGTAACTGATCATTATGTTGATAAAAATAATAATTTTTATTATTTAATTTAATAGGATTATACTCATTTAATGTGTTTTCATATATTTCATTCCATTTAACTTTTGTACCATAACGATTTACATCTAGTAAATATTGGTTATGAATACTAAAACCATAGTTATAATCATCTATTTTTAAACCATCTTTTAATAGATTATAAACCTCGATATATTCCGCTCCTTTACCTGTAAAATAATTAGTTAAAACATCATTCATATTAGATGGTATAGAATTTGGTTGAAAAAAATTCATATCTGTACAATTATAAAATATATTTTTCCATTTTTCAACTTTTTTAACATTCCACCTAGTTAAATCTTGATTAAAAACAGAACAACTTCCAAACATATTATTAATATTTACTACATTACTTGTATTCCAATCGCTTATATTTTGATTTAATTTCTTACAATTATTAAACATTGATTCCATATTATTTACTTGTGAAACATCAAATGTCAATATATTATTAAAGTTAATTGCATCTTTAAACATATAAGCCATATTAATATATTTAATATCTTCATCACTATTGTAATCTCTTTTTAAGTTTTTAAATTCAATATCTTGATTAAATTCATCACAATTATGAAACATATAAGAAAAATTTGATACATTTAATGTATTCCATATCAATTTTTTATTACCATTATTGAATTTCTTACAATTATTAAACATTGCATACATATCAGTAACATTTGATACATTCCATTCTGATAGATCTATATCAATGTCACAATAAGAAAATAGTCTTGACATATTAGTTACATTTGATACATCCCATTTGGATATATTTATCTTATTCATATTTTTAGATTCCATAAACATATCATGCATATTAGTAACATTTGATACATCCCATTCAGATAAATCTATATCTTTAAGGTCTTTATTTATTAAAACACTAGACATATTAGTAACCTCTATAGTATTCCAATTTTCTATAGGACCATATATTTTTATATTGTCTTTTTTATTTTTAAAATACTCGGTTATCGCCATTTTTATCTCTTGGTTATTATAAAAGTAATATTTGAATAAATAATATTTATTGTCATTTGTAATATCAAGTATGTTTTGAGCAGATTCTAAATATTTTTCATTTATAAATGTAGCTCCTTTAAATATATCGGTAAAATCGGTAACATTTTTAATATTCCATTTACGAATATCAATATTTATATCTTTTTTGTTTTCAAATAAATTAGACATATTAGTAATATTTATAGTATTCAAATTTTCTATAATATTATAATACTTACTCTTTTCTCTATTTTCATCCCAGTCATTTACTATAGTTTTTAATACTTCGTTAGTTAATTTAAATTTAAAAAAATCGAAAACTTTAGAATTTTTTAATTTTTCATATTCATATTTATCATGATCCCAATCATTTGTATCGTCATTATCTTCTACATCTATTTTTGTAACAGGATATTTTTCATTCATAACAATAGCACCTTCAAACATATTATCAAAATTTTTAACCGATAGAACATTCCAATTACTAATATCTTTATCAAATTTTGTGGTATCAATAACATTTGATTCATATCCATCTCTAGAATCTTGTCTTCCATTTTTAAATACTTCTTTCATATTTGTTACATTTTCTGTATTCCAATATTCAATTGGTCCATATTTATCAATAGATTCTTGTTGTTCAAAATTTAAATATTCATCTATTAAATTCATAAGTTCTTTATTATCTTTAACTAGATATGTAAAGATATAATATTTTACTTTTATTGATGTTTTTGAAAAATCTTCTTTATCATATGAGCTATTATTATTTTTTAAAATCATATTTAAAAATATATTAGACCCACGAAACATCCATTTTATATTTTTTACTTTTTTAACATCCCAATTGCGAATATCAATATTAAAATCTGTTGTATAAGAAAACATATATTGCATATTTGTAACATTTCCAACATTCCAGTTAGATATATCTTGATTAAATTTACCACACTCATAAAACATATAACCCATATTTGTTACATTAGATACATCCCAATCACTTATATCTTTATTAAATTTTTTTTTGTTATTATATATAGTATTAATTTCTTCTTTTTTAGACTCTTTTTTATCTCCATATTTTACATCATATTCATTAAATTCATTCATTGGATCTGCACCTGTACGAAATGCTCTTTGCATATCAGTTACATTAGATACATTCCAATTTTCAATAGGACCATATTTACTATTATCTGGATTTAAAAAATAATTATCTAATATTTCATGAAGTGGTACTATTATATTTTCTGAATTTTCATTAAAGTATGGGTTTTCTACAGGATATTTAAAAAACTCGTATTTATTGTTGTTATCTATAGTATCAGTTACATACTTAAAATATTTACTATCTATTATATTTGCATTTTTGAAAATATTAGTCATATTCTTTACATTTCTAACATCCCAAAATCTTATATCTTGATTGAAAATTGTTGCACCATTAAATATATTTTTCATTGATATTACATTTTCGGTATCCCATTCACTTATATCTTCATTAAAATCTGTTTTATCTTGAAATAAGCCATCCATATTTGTAACTAATCTTGTATTCCAATTTTGTATAGGTCCATATTTTGTTTTTCCTATAATATCTTTTATTTTTGGTTCGTTTTCATTTTTTTCAACAATATATTTAAAAAAATAATATTTATTTTCATTTGTTATTGTTCTATTTTTGATATACTTAAAATATTTATCATCTATATTAGTATTTAAAAATATATCTTCAAATACTGTTACATTAGATACATCCCATTTATTTATATTTTGATTAAAACTCTTAGCACCATTTAACATGTTTGACATATTTTTTACATTTTCTGTATTCCATGACAAATATTTTATTTTTTTTGTAATACTTTTGGTTAATGACCAACTATCCCCTTGTACCCAAATGTCTTTCTTTGTATCAATAATGTATTTTGTATTGATATTTTGATTAAAACTTTCACAATTATAAAACATGTTTTTCATATCTGTAACATTAGATGTATTCCATTTAGATATGTCTTCATTAAATTCTGATAAATTTTTAAATAATTCAGACATATTTTTTACATTAGAAACATCCCAATCTTGTATATTGCCATGAACACTAACTATATTTTTTTTATTATTTTCTAGATATATTTTTTTTGTATCATAATTTTGATTATATAATATTTCAACACAATATTTTAGTGAATCATAATCGTGGATAGGAATATTCCAATTCAATTTGAAATCATAATTTATATTTTTAAAAATATATGAAGCATTTTTAATATTTGATACATCCCAATTTGATAAATCTTGATTAAATTGCTCACAACCATTAAACATATTTTCCATATTTGTTACATTTGATACATCCCAACTTGATAAATCTTGATTAAATTGCTCACAACCATTAAACATATTTTCCATATTTGTTATGTCTAATACATTCCATTTAGAAATATCTTGATTAAATTTTTTACATCCTTTAAACATATTTTTCATATTTGTGACTTTAGATAAATTCCATTTCAATATATTAGTGTTAAAATTTTCACTATTTAATTTTAATGGATTGCCATCATCACCTATTATAGATGTATCTCTACCATGTTCAAATAAACTAGACATATCAGTTATTAAACTTGTATCTAAATCTGAAAATCCTATATTTTCTAATGCATTTGATGGATCATCTTGATTCTTTTTTTTATAAATAATATCATTAAGTTCAATAAATACATCAACAATAATTTTTAATGTTTTTAAATCTTTTACTTGTGTATTTTTGAATGTATCTTTATAAGTCCATGCATATGGTAAGAAAATCTCTTTAAAATCCCATTTGGAAATATCTATATCAAAATTTTTAATATCCTTGAATAATTCAGATATATCTTCTATACTACTTGTATCTAGAATTGATAATGTTTTTTTTAAATTATCATTATCTATAATCATTCTATAAGGATTTAGCCATGTAGGATTAAATCCCTCTTTTACTGTAAAATATGGATTATACCAAAAAGAAAGTCCGCGGATATTTTTATCGTATTCTTCACCTGCTATATAATGTTGCCATTTATCCCAAGTATTAATTATTATATTATTACCTTCTTCATCCGTCCCAATATATTCTATTTTTGTTTGCGATTCTTTTGATACTAAATATTTACTTACTAAAATAAATAATAAAACTCTGGATACTTTAAAATCTGTTAGTTTATAATTTCCATCTTCATCTTTTAATGGATAATAATTAAAATAAGCATATTTCATATTTTTTATTTCATCATCACTTGGTCTATATTCATTTTTTGTTTGGGTACCTTCATTACTATAATCAAATACACTTAAATATTTGGCATTTTCATAAAAAAGATTACTTTTATCAATCTCACTTCTAAAGTCTAAATTTAAATTTTGCCAACTAATAGGTATAATATATTCTTTCACTTCATTTTTTTTTTCATCATCGCGAATAATTCCAAATAGACTATTAACTTTTAAATTTCTAACATTCAGTGTTTGTATTGAATCATTTGTATAATCTAAAAAATCAGTATCACTAAACATATACGAAATATCTCTTTTTGTATCTGTTTTTAACCATTCTTCATTCCATGAAAATAAATTTTTCCAAAAATCTTGAAAACCATGTTCAAAAGAACATCCACGAAGCATATATTGCATGCTTTCCATATTTTTAAAATTATTTGAATTAAAAATACTATCAGATGAATTGTGACCTATAAAACTATATAAACTTGGATATACTATTTTATGAGGATTAAACCATTTGGATGTTACGAATTTCCATTTATTATCAAATTCAAGTAATGCCAAATAGGCTGCTTTAAAACACCAATATTCACCCCATAATCGTCTATTACTATTAAATCCACCTTCATGTATTATTGAATATTCAAATATTAGTCTATAACAAATTACTTGATCTTGTAATGATAATTGATGTACTTTGGATACAGTTTTTCCAGCATTACCTTTTGTTTCTGCTGTAATACCATAATCTGTTTCTAACACGCCTCCAATTGATCCTATACCTTGATATGTCGGATGCTTATAATAGAATAATCTATTAAAATGTGTACTATAATCAAATAAGGTTCTATTTGATTTAAATGTACCTTCAGGAAAAATCTTATCACGTATGCTATCATCTGTCTGTATTCCTGTATTTGTTTCAAGTCCCTTTTCTACAACAATTTCCCAAAAAGTATCAAATAAAAATTCAAACATTCTTTTTTTACTATAACCAGGTATTGTATCATTTTCATCTAATCCTGTAAATATCGGCTTGTCGCGTCTGGCTCCAAAATAATACATGTCAAATAATCTAGAGCGTTTTTTTCCCGCCTCCGGATCATAATAATTCATATAGGCTTGATCTACGTTTGGAACATCTAAATACTTACCAGTAGATTTTAAATAATCAGCAAAATATTTTTTTACTTTAGTTCCTTTATAACCTATATCATTTATTTTAGCCATATCATATATTGTATAAGTATACGAACCATTAAATATATCAAAATCAATATCAGGATATTTTGCGTTTTTTTTAGTTAAACCAACGATATCCAGATTACCATATGTTATATCCCATTGGCTAATATTAATTTCTTCAAACCAATTTTTTTGAAAAGTTATATCATCTAGTGTTTGATATATATTAATATGATCTTTAGGATTCTTCAAATTTTTTACAATAATATCAGAAAATGGATAAATTTTATTTACTATATATTTACCAGCTAAACCACCTATAATTTCTTTATTTATAGGACTTTTAAATCCTGTAAATTTGTATTCACCAGGAGTTTTTTCTATTTCTTTTTGAATATATGGATGATAAATAATTTGTTCAGGCGAACTACCAATATCTAACCATACTTTGTATTCATATCCGTATTCAAATAATCTTTGTATATTAGCAAATGCAAAATTTGCACTTTTAAACTCACTTAAATCCCATTTGAAAACACTTATATCTGCTGTACTTTGTATATATTTATATTTACGATCAGCAATTATATATGCCCAATAATATTGTCCTAGTTCATAATCTTTATCACCGGGCGTTAGATAGGCTAGTCCAGCTCTCTCCTCTTCCTCTGATGGTTTTCTAAATGGTAAATTAGATAATTTTTGTGATTTAGGATCGAAAAGTGGAACATCAGTTAATACGTTTTCAAATAAACTATTCATTGAAAATGGAGCATAATTTTCAATAGCTTTTTGTAATAATTTATCTCTCTTTTCTTTTTCTTTTTCAAATCCTGGATAATCAAATCTTCTTATAATTTTGGTTAATACACTAGGTTTTCTTATTGACCAAGAGTAAATTGCCCTACAAATATTTGTAGGAATATAAAAATAGCTTGTAGATCTATCCCACTCTTTCCATTTAGATGTCCATTTATTACTATGCATACCACCTGTATTATTCATTCTTTGAATATTATTTAACCATATATAGTAATTACCTTTCTTTCTCATTAGACCGGCTTCAACACGTCTATCTAAATCATGATAGAATGTATCTTTTTTATCCTCATCATTTTTCCATTGAGCTATACCGTCATTATAAAAACTATCATCTCTTGGTTTTGAAAGCATAAACCCTTCGGATCTTCTAACAAATGGCTCTTTATTTGAAAATAATGGAGTAGCTTGACAAGACCAATATTCTATAACCATATAATCCCCAGGTTTATATAAATAATTTTTATCAGTTCCATGATGAGGAATTTGAACTAATAGTTTACTAGCATATTGTTGTATATCAGGTTTAATATTGTATTTAAAATACTTATTAATTTCTGAAAATTCAATATAATCCCATGTATAACAAACTAAATCTAATAATATACTAGCTCCTGTGCTCATAAAAAGATTTCCAGCAAGAGGTAATGCATTACACAATATTGCATTTATTTTATCTGATATTGACATATTAGGGAAATTTGCCAATTCACGAGGATCATCTGTATCAAATGGATTACCTGGAGGTTCAGGACCTCCTGGATATTGAGTTCCTGGTATAATACCAGCTTTTTCAGCTATTTCCCAACCAGCCCATAAAGCTGTAGTTACAGCTAAACCTTTAATACCTTTCTTCACAATTTTTCTTCCTTTTAATGCAGTACTCCCGCCTAAAATTTTTGGATTATAATTTCCTAATTTTACAAGTTTTTTTGTTAAACTTTTTGTGGATCCTTTGAAAAATGTTTTTGCACTTGTATTTACAGCTTTTGTAAATTTATTAGCACCTTTTGCAACTATTGCACTACCGGCAATAAGACTTATCTCAGTTGAATTATTTTCAAATTCTTGTAATATTTTATTACCAAGTGTATCATCATCTTCATCATCTTCTTCAGCTTCATCTCCTTCATCTCCTTCATCTCCTTGTCTTGTATTTATTTTTTCAACTTCTTCTTGTAATCTTTCTTGTATTTTTTTTTCTAACTTATCATAAAATTCTTCATTAAAATCTTCGTTTAACGTTTCATCCAATTCTTCGTTTAATTCTTCATCCAAATCTCCATTCAGAGCTTCATTTAATCCTTCATTTAAAATTTTTTTAAATTCTTCTTTAAAATTCTCTTTTAAACTTTTACGTGAATCTTCATTTAAATTCCCATCCAAATCATTTTTAAAATCTTCATCTAAAATTTTATGTATTTCTTCATTATATTCTTCACCAATATTTTCTTCTATATTTTTATTAATTTTAATTCCTTTTGCTCCTCTTGCCTGTGCTGCTTCTTCTTTTTTTTTTGCCTCGGCCAATATCAAATTTACATCATCTATTGTTGTTTGTTTATTTATTTTTTCAATCCAATCTTGTTTTATATATTCACCAATATCTTCTTGTAATTGTGAAATAGCTTCTTCTTTTGCTTCATCCAACGTATTACCAATCCTATAACTTTTAACAAATTTAATCGGAGTACAAAAAAATTTTGTATTTTTAAACATTTCATGCATGCATTCAAGATTATCAAAATTCCAATTACAAATTTCCATATTAAAAATACAATCTTTAAACATTCTATACGCATTTCTTACATTGCTTACATCCCACATATGAATAAAAAATACTCTAGGCAGCCTTCTTCTTGTTATCATATATGTGAGTGGGTCCTTTTTTTTTAATTCCCATGATGTAACATTTCCTACTGGACCATCATTTAAAGATGTAATATCTTTTTCTAAAAGATTCATCCAATCATCTGGAATATTAGCAGTTTTTGATCTAAATAGTTGATCATTAATTTTCTCTTTATCAAAATATTCTACAAATTGAGTTGCAGGACGTATAAATAATTTTTGTAGATTTTTACCTTCAAATAATCCACTCATATCAGTAACTTGTGATACATCCCATACATCTGGATATCCATAATATGTGTTCCCTTTTCTATCATATTGTCTTGAAAATCTTTCATCTTTTGGTAATCCAAGATAGTCTAAACCATTACGTTCTACATTATCAGTATCATATGGTCTTATAGCATCTTCCCATGCTTGTAAAACTGTTTTTATACCATGTGGATTTTTTCTGTATTTACCATTTTCATCTATATAATATTCATTTTGCAATGGAGTAATCATTGTATCAGCCATATTATATATTAAATTATATTATAATTTTAATATAACAATATATTAATGTCAAATGATGATGATTCAGCATGGAAGGATGCGGTTAGACCTAAAGTAGTATCTGGGCCTGCACCTTCTTCTGTTAATACAATTAAAAATAATTCAGGACTATGGCAACCAGACATGACGTTATTTAATTTTGAACAAATTCAAAAAGCTAGTTTAGCAAAATTAGGTATGGTTACTGTTTCTGAAAATAAAAATGCTACAAATCATAGTAATAATTTGGACCAAACTGGTGATACATCAGATGTAATGACACAACAATTACAACAAAGTGCAGAAAATGCAAAAAATGATAGTTTAGCTACAGACAATAATAGTACAGTAAATAAAGTCGATGCATTTCAAAGTATAGAAAGTTTTCAAACAAAATTTGTTTTTCCATATAATACAGCTGAAAATGTAAATACATATGGTATTTTTATACAACCATATAGTGCATTAGTAGGTATAGCTACTGTTTTTTTAATATTTTATTATTTATTAAAAACAAAAACAACACATGGATTTTTATTAATATTTTCAATTTTAGTATTTGAATTATTTCATAGTTATTCACACATAAACCATTTTAACAGTATAGAAACCCAAACAAAAATAGTACATAGTTTAACAATCTTTGTTAATTTAAGTTTATTATATGCTCTTTCCAAATATTCAAATAAAGATATATCAAAGATATTTGTATTATTTATTTCATGTGTAGTAATTGCTGATTTTTATGCATTAAATAATTTATCGATACGTTATTATATAGTCACGCAATTAATTATATTATTTAGTATAATATTTTATTATTTAAAAAGTATAAACAAAATTTTAAATACAAAACTATTATTTGTACTATTTTTAATCATATATTTAGGATTTATAAATGAAACTATAAATGGAAAATATTTATTAAATAATTATCCTAATTTTCCTTTTCATGCTGTACTTGAAATATTATTATTTGTATTTTTTTATGTTTTATGTTCATCGCTTTATAAAATTTAAATGCTAAGAAGAATACAGAAAAATATAATCGTTTTATAAAATAGGATACCGATGAAAACATCTAGTTGGTTGATGACAATATATATAATTTTAATATTTGTTGGAATGTTTGCTATCAATGTATTTGTTATTAATTATCAAACAATTAATGATAACTGGAATGATTATAAATGCAGCCCTGCTGTTATGCCATTTGCTGGAATTTTTGGTCACGACCCCGGAAAAAATTTTACAGATTGTATTGGTAGTATGCAAGGTGATTTTATGAAAGTATTTCTACAACCGATAGAGTATGTTATTGCATTATTAGGTGATAGCGCAACACAATTTACGCAAGCAATTCAAGATATTAGAGGAGTATTAGATAAAGTACGTGGATTTTTAAGTTCTATATTGGAAGAAATATTTGGTATATTTTTGAATGTAATATTAGAAATACAAAAATTAATGATAAGTATAAAAGATCTTGTAGGAAAATTAATTGGTGTTTTAATAACATCATTATATCTAATGGATAGTTCGATAAAAACAATGCAAAGTATTTGGAAAGGACCTCCTGGTCAATTATTAAAAGCTCTTTGTTTTCATCCATCTACTAAAGTAAAATTAGATAGTGGAAAAATAATTAATATTAGTGATGTGAAAATAGGAGATAAATTAGAAAATGGTAGTGAAGTATATGTAACTATGATAATTAAAAATAAAGCAAATAATAAATACATATCTGAAATGTATAAATTTAATAATGGTGTAAATAACAATCCGATATATGTAACAGATGGTCATTTAGTAGAAATCGAAAAGGATAAATTCGTATATGTAAAAGATCATCCTGATTCAGAAAAATGTAGCGAAATGGATAATGATACTTTAATATGTTTTATAACAAAAGATCATATAATCCAAATAGGAAAATATCGATTTGGTGACTGGGAAGATGGTTCAACACTACCTAATGTTATTAAATATGAAAGAAGAAATGTATATGTAAATAATTAACTAATAACGATTATTCATATTAGTTAATTGTATATATAATATATATAAGTTATGGATGATATAGACGAAGAAGAAACAAAAAAAATGAAATTTGAAAGGATTCCTGATGACTTCTATAAGTTGATATATAAAAAATATAATTTGTCATATTTTCAAAAATTCAATACAGATATTTATTCAGCTATCATTATTATTTTTATTGTATTTCTTGGCGTTTCTTATAATTATGCAAAAATTAATGCAAAATCTATAGCAGATGATTGGAATAATCAAAAATGTAAGCCGAATGTTATGCCTTTCGCTGGACTTATAAATCTTCCTCCAGATGGATCAACTATTATAGAATTTACTAGTAATAATTTTAAAGATTGTATGAAAGATATATTTACTGATATAGCAAATGATGCAACTATGCCAATAAATATTATAATTGATGTAATAAAAGATTTTTTTGATGCGATTAAAGATATGATAAATGCAATAAGACAATTTGTTGATTATATACGTTCATCCGCCCAAAATATTTTTCAAGAAATGATGGGTAAATTATTAAATATGTTTGTAGGTATTCAAGAACTAATGATTTATATGAAAGATTTATTTTCAAAAATACAGGGTATTATGGTTGGTGTATTATATCTATCTATTTCTATTTATTATACTATGAAATCAGCAATAGGCGCATTTTATGAATTAATAGTTATTATTTTATTAATTATGGCGGCTATTGTATTAGTATTATGGATAATTCCAGTAACTTGGGGAGCTGCTGCTGCAGGTTTAGTTATATTTTTAGCAATATCTATTCCATTAGGTATAATTGCAGCTGTGATGGCCGAAGCATTTGACTTATCATTAGGTGGTATGCCTGGTGCTCCCACATGTTTTGGTGACAAAACAATAATAGAAATGAATGATGGTAGTTTTAAAAATATAAAATATATTAAAATAGGAGATATATTAAAAAATAATAATAGAGTACTAAATACGTTTAAATGTTTGTCTGAATATGAAGATTTTTATAAAATAAATAATACAATAGTTTCTGGTAGTCATTATATTTTTAAAAATAATAAATCAATTAAAGTGTGTAATTATGATAATGCAATTAAGGAAGATTACAATAGTAAATACACATATTGTTTAGCTACAGAATCAAAAATATTAGAAATAGATAATGAAATCTATTTAGATTTTGATGATGTAAAAATAGAAAATATAAAAAATATTGATTTTTTAAATAAAAAAGTTGATGGAGGATTAAGTGGTAACACAAAAATTAAATTAAAAAATGGAAGTGAAAAAGAAATAAAAAATATTAATTTAGGTGAAGTGTTATACGACAATGTAATAGTTTTAGGTATTGTAAAACTTGATGTAGAAAATTTATATAGTAATAATTTTTATATTATAAATAAAAATATTATACATGAAAATAATTTATTTATACATGAAGATAAAAAGGATTTAATTAAAAATATAAAACCATTATTTAACGTTGATTTAGAAGATAAAGTATTATATCATTTAGTCACATCAAAGGGATATTTTTTTATTGAAAATATACAACTAGTTCATTATTCGGAAATGATAGATATTTATATTAAGAATTATAATTAACAAATAATATATATTATTAATATATATTATGGAATATAAATTATTCGGAATAAAATTTCGCGTTGAAATAGTAATAATATGTATTATAATCGGTATGATAATGGGAGCACATTTATTATGTTCATGCTCACGAGTATCTTTAACAGAAGGATTTGATATAGGTGTTGATATGATGAATGTATTTATCGATAAATTAGAAAATGGAAATAATAAACCAGTATTATATTCAAAAAATGATACAAGTATAATTATGCCATCTGAAACAAGTGATTTAGATGGTAATGTATCATCTATGGATTTTTTTGAAAATACAAAATTTACACCAGAAGCTTGTCCTGGAACATACAGTAGTTCAACTGGATGCGCAACATTAGGTCCTAAACAAATCGCTGCATTAGCTACACGTGGAGGAAATAATACTGCACAAAGTGTAATTTAAATAAAAATATTCATATAATATAAATATGGAATTATATGCAATTTTAGGATTAATTGCGATTGTAGGTATGAGTTCTACAATTGGTAGTTCAAATAATCAAAATGGTGGAAGTAAAAAAACAAAAAGAAGAAATAAAAAAAGAGTAAGAAAAAGTAAAAAAAGAGGAAGAAAAAGTAAAATAATTAAATAAATTACTATATATGTATTAATTTATTTAATTGAGTGCATTTTTAAGAGCTTTTGATATATCTACTTCTGGACTGTTTCCTTTACACACTTGTTTTCCTAAAAAAAATGTTAAATAATTAAATTTATCTTTATACTCTATCTTCTTTTCACCCATATATGTAAGTGTTCCTATTACTAATAATATTAATATTAAATAATGTAATATAGTGTCTAATCCAAATTTATCTTTGCGTTTTTCATATATATCTAAAAATAATTTTTCACTATCATTCTTATTCTCTTTTTTTTTCAATAATTTTAACTCTATATGTGCTAAATAAATAAATGCTAATACTATACAGATTAATATGAAAAAATATTTATTATTTTTAGTGAGTAATACGAAATATAAATATAAAACAAACGAATTTTTAATTAATTCATTAACACTGCTACCTATATTATCAAGAGTAATAGAAACAAAGAAAAGTAATGTTAAATATCCAAATAAATGTTTTATATATATATTATGTTCTAATAAATCTCTTAATCGACATGGAAATAAATCAGCTAAATAATTAGCACTAATTATAAGTAATAAAATAAAGATTGGATAAACAGGAAGTATTTTAAACATATAATATATATATTTATTTTTTATTTTTAACTGTTTTATTTTTTATGAGCGGTTTTGTATTTTTAACTGTCTTGGTTTTTATAATAGGTTTTGTATTTTTTAACATCCATTTAAATATTTGTGTTTGTTGTTTATTTCCTAATTCATATTTTTTTTGTATTTTTTCATGTATTTTAGATTCCATATATTTTTTTGCCTGTTCTATATTTATAAATTTATGTATTTCGAATTTACCCATAGGTAATGATCTAGCTCTAGGCATTGAACCATAATGAATATAAATATTTTTATTTTTAATTCTATTTATTTCATAAAATTTACCTTTTAGTTTATTATTATAAAATGTAAAAAACATTTATATAATATATAATTATTTTATTTAGTGTATAATCAAACTACTATATAAATTCCCATTAAAATTAATAAAATTCCTATTAATTTAGTAAATGTAAATTTTTCTGAAAATAATAAGTATCCTAATAAAAATAGTAAAAATGTTTCAACTCCAGCCATTATTACCCTTATGCCACCTAATGATTCTTTTGTTGAAATAGTATAAATCCAGAAAAAATTACCAAATGCAAATACTAAACCAGCAAATGTTGCATATAATATCATTTCTTTATTTTCAAAATTTAACATATTTTTAGATTTAATATAAGGGACATAATTAAGTATAATTCCAGATATTAATCCTGTAAATCCCATTATAAAAGTAAAAATAATCCATGTTTGTAAAAATGTATCTTTTTTATTAACTGCTACACGTAAAAAGTACTGACCAAATACGAATAATATCGTACCTAATACTATAGTAATAAAATATAATGGAACGAACTTAAAATTATTATGTAATGTTAAAAACATTTATATAAAATACGTATAAAAAAACTATGTGAATATAATATATGATACAATATTGGACAACTTGGAATTTTATTTGGTATAGTGGATTTAAATTAAAATACTATAATTTAAATGCATCTTTAAAAACTTCAATAATAACAACCGCTTTAGTTGGTGGATATATTGTTTATATTTATCCACGTAAAATAAAATGGTATATAAAAAATAAAATATATAATATACCTTATCCTTTATTAATAACAGGTGATTTAATATTTCATCAATATCCATTAATAGATATAATAATGAATAATTATGATAATGATAATATATGTATTGTGCGAAATTTCATACCACCAATATTATGGTATAATACAGCTAAATATATATTAAATGGTAAAATGAATAAACTGTATGGATTAAATATGAATAAATTACTAATAATAACATCAACTATTGCTGGAGGTTTTGGATTATTTCATCATTTAATTAAAAATAAATAAAATAGACATATATAATATGCCAGAACCAGTTGATAAAAAACTATACAATAAGGTAAAAGATATTGTTTATATAAAAATACCAAAACATAGCGCATATAGAAGCGGTATAGTAGTACAACAATATAAAAAGAAATTCTCTCAAAAATATGGTAATAAGAAAAGTCCATACAAAGGTAATAAAACTAGAAAAAATGGTATTTCTCGATGGTTCGATGAAAGATGGACTAATCAACGTGGAGAGATAGGATATAAAAATAAAAATGACGTATATAGACCTAGTATTAGAATAACTAAAAATACTCCAACAACATTTAGTGAATTAAATAAAAAACAAATAAAAAGAGCAAGAACTGAAAAATATCGTAAAGGACGAGTAGGACGATTTAAAAAAGGTGGAGGAATAGCTACAAGTAAGGTAAAAAAATATACTCCACCTACAAAAAATACAAGAAAAATAAAAAAAGTTAAATTTAATGAAGATCCTATTTCTATTAAATGGTCACAAAGTCCAAGAGATGAAGAAGATTTTTATTATTCTAGTGATAAAAATATAAAAGCAAAAAAAATAAAACCACGTAAAGAAATTATTAAAAATAAAAGACTAAGACAAACAGCCAAAGTAAAATATGAAAATAGAAGACAAGAAGAGGATTTAATAGATATGATGTTAGGAAAAATTCCATTATATCCTATTAATAAGATAGGAGGTAAGTGGTCTTTAAAATATAAAAAAAGTATAAATTGTAAAAATCCTAAAGGGTTCTCTCAAAAACAACATTGTAAATATGGAAGAAAAAAAGGAGGAGCAACGACACAAAAACGTAAATCAAACGGAGTAATTGTTTTCAAGGATTATCCTGATTTTACACCAAATTTAACTCCGAGAGAAATATTTAAATTAGGTAGTTTTGGAGGTACGTATTGGAGACCTATAAAATCTAAATTTTTTAAAAATACATTAAGAAATTATCATAAAAAATATCCAGAATCTTGGTGGAAAGGAATACCAAAAGAGGATTTAGTATCTCCTGATTATGATAATTCTAAAAATAAATATAAAGTAAAAGTTGGCTTGTCATTAGAATATTGGGAATCTCATGATTGGATTAAAAAAACAAGTCCATATGGATGGATGAATTGGTATTGTGATTTTTATAATGGCAAAAGAAGTAGTGATGATAAAAGACAAATAACAAGATGGAAACAATTAACAGGACCTAATGGGCGTTTTAGAAAATTTTTAGTTACGCAAATACTAAAAAAAGGGGGTAATTGGAATGATACAACAAGTAGTCCAAAAATAAGACAAGTATTACAACATTGGGGATATAAATTAACAAAAATGGATTTTGATAAAGAAATCAAATTACGTCATAATTAAATAAAAAATATTATTAATTACTTTTTATTTAATTAATTAAGTGTTAATTTAAATGTACAACATACGTGCTGAAACATTAATTTCTTTATCTTGTTTAATAAGTTTATTTACTATTTCTGTAGTTACTTCAAATGGGAATTTAACCTCAAGTGACATATCATCTTCAAATAGATTTGTATCTGGTTTCATGAGTCTATAAAGATTAAGTTTAGTATGTACAATTTCAAGACATCTCTTCAGATTACGCATACCATCTTCTTTATTTGTATAATTCTCAATCATATATTTAATAACATTATCTTTAATTATAATTTCACCATCATCAAATTTAACTTGCTCACGAATAGAAGGAAGTAGATAGTTTTGTGAAATAATACATTTTTGTTTTGCGTCATAACCCTTGGTTTGAATACGATACATTCTATCACGCAATATAGGATTAATTCTTGATTCATCATTATAACTGAAGATAAACAAACATTTACTCAAGTCAAAATCAATCTCGGAAAAGTATTTATCATGAAATTGACTGTTTTGACTAGTATCAGTTAGATGTGTCAAAATACCAGTGATTTCTTCACCTTTTGGCGTATCACTAATTTTATCCAATTCATCAAAGTATATTACAGGATTCATACATTTACTTTTAATCAAAATCTCAACTATTTGACCCCAAGTACTTCCTTCATATGTATATGAATGTCCTTCCAATACACTACTATCTGTAGCACCACCCAATGCAATAAATGAAAAGTCTCTATTTAGAATTTTACTAATACCTTCCTTCACTAGTGTAGTTTTTCCAGTACCCATTGGTCCTTTGATAGCAATTGCAGAACCAACAGATTTAGGATTAGTAATAAACTGACCAACCATTTGCATAATTTGCATCTTAGCATCATTCAATCCATATACTGCATCATCTAGTGTTTTCTTTGCTTGTTCCATAAATTCATGACATTTATCAACACCATCGTCTGCACATACAGGAAGAGTTTTATATGTGTCAAATGGAATTTTCATAAATGTATCAATCCAATTTTTCATCTTATAATATTCACCTCCTCCTGGTTCAATATAACGCAATGCATTAATTCGTTTCATTGCAGCTGATTTGAAATGAACAGGTATAGAACTTTCTAATAGTGAAATACGATAAGGTTTATCAATTGTCATTGCACCATTAATCTTTTCACATTCTGTCATTAATACCAACTGTTTTTCAGGTTCGAGTTTTGCAAAATAATTTTTATCCGAAATATTACTTTTATTTCTTAGAAGTTTCTTGAATTTATTTGTATTTTCTTTAGAAATTTTCTTTACAGATTTTTTCTTTTGTGTTTCAAGTTCTTTAATTCTTACCTTGCATTCATGAAGAGAACGTTTAATTGATTTACTATGAGTACAATTTTCAACTGATTTTTCAAGAACTTCAAGAAGCTCCTTTTCAGATGAAATTTTATCATCAATACTTAACTTAGCCAATTCTTCTTCCTCCTTTGACTTTTTAGTATTCTTAGATGACTTTTTAGGAGTTTCTTCATCCTCATCTTCATCTTCATCCTCATCCTCATCTTCATCTTCATCTTCATCCTCATCATCTTCCTCATCCTCATCCTCATCCTCATCCTCATATTCATCCTCGTCTGAATCGCTATCTTCATCACTATCTTCTTCATAATCTTCTTCATAATCTTCGTCATCTTCCTCATCGTCTTCACGAGATTTTTTTGACTTAACCAAGTTAGTTACATAAAAGTTAAATTTCTGTTCTTTACGTTTAATAGGTTTCTTCTTAGATTCAGAACTCTTTTCCTTTGATGTAATCTTATTTTTTTGTTTTTCTTTATCTTTCATTTTTTTAAGCTGATTTGCTTTATCTTTAATATATTTAGATGGAAACAATTTACCTAAAAATTTGTTCCAAACTTCTTTATCCATAGCTTCATCTTCATTATCAGAGGAAGAACTATACTCCTCTTCAAATTCGTCACCGGAAGAATCATCAGATGCATATTTATTTGCATCCTTCCTTAATTCTTTTTTTGCTTCTTTTACTGATGTGGGAGTTGAAATTTCTTTGTTATTTGCCATGATGTATTATATACTGTTTATATGTTATTTCTATAATTCAATTTTATATTAATTATTTAATTTAATATGATATATTTAAATTTATATCAGTATTTGTCGTTTTATTACCATCTTTGTCTGTAATTATTTGTGTAATTGTTTTCTTCCCATTATTTATTTCTGTAATAGTTTCTATTTTATTTCCATTTTTAAATACTGTATTTATACTTTTAGTATAACTGAATACATTAATATTTGGCTTTGTTTGGTGATGTCTAGTATTGTTTATATTAATATTCATATTTTCAAATACATCACTAAAAAAATTATCATTAAATGCTGATGAAAACACAGAAGAGCGATTAAAAAATTGTTTAAATAATTTTTCAGCATCAACAAAATTAGTTTGATCAAAATTATTATTTAAATTAGATGTTTTATCTCTGGTTGTTAATATTTGATATGCTTCAGATATTTCTTTAAATTTTTCACTTGCATCTGGACTTTTATTTTTATCAGGATGGTATTTTAATGCCATTTTTTTATATGCTTTTTTTATTTCATCATCTGAAGCATTTTTATTAATACCAAGTATTTTATAATAATTATCTAACATCTATAATTATTTAAGATATTAATATTTATGTAATTATTAATAAAATTGAATAATAATATAAATATATATCTGTATATATAATAGATATGTCTATGCAGGAAAAAGAAAAAGTATCATATAATCCCTCTAAAATAATAGGTATCCAATTTAGTATTTTATCTCCAGAAGAAATTCGTCGTACTTCTGTTGCTGAAATTACTAGTAGAGATACATATGAAAATAATAAACCAAAAGTAGGTGGATTATTTGATCCACGTATGGGTGTATTGGAACCTGGACTAATATGCCCTACCGACGGATTAGATTATATTCAGACGCCAGGTTATTTTGGTCATGTTGAACTAGTAAAACCTGTATATTATATTCAATATTTAAACATTGTTATGAAATTATTAAAATGTGTATGCTTTAAATGTAGTAAATTATTAATTAGTAAAGAAAAATATAAACAAGCACTAAAAATGTCGCCCGATAAAAGGTGGAATTATGTATATAGTCTATGTTCTGGAAATAAACGCAATCGTTGTGGTCAAGATACTGAAGATGGTTGTGGATGTAAGCAGCCTGATAAATTTAAAAAGGAAGGTCTTGCCACAATTAATGCAGAATGGGATAACATTGAAGGAATCGATGGTAATAGTGAAAAATTAAATATGAAAATAACACCAGAAATAGCATTAAAAATTTTTAAAAGAATTTCAGATGAAGATGTTACCTTTTTGGGTTTTAGTCCTCTTTGGTCTAGACCTGATTGGATGATATGTCAAGTATTTGCAGTACCTCCACCTGCTGTTCGTCCTTCAGTTAAACATGACGCACAACAACGTAGTGAAGATGATCTTACGCATATTATTGTAAATATTATTAAAACAAATAAAATGCTAGATGAAAGAATTAGACAAAATGTAGCACAAAATGTTATTGATGATTGGACTACATTATTACAATATCATATTGCGACATTAGTAGATAATAAAATTCCAGGCGTAGCTCCTGTAGCACAACGATCAGGTCGTCCTTTGAAATCAATAAAAGAAAGGATTAATGGAAAGACGGGACGTGTTCGTGGTAATCTTATGGGTAAGCGTGTAGATTTTAGTGCTCGTTCGGTAATTACAGCTGATCCTAATTTATCTATTCGTGAGCTAGGTGTTCCTGAAAAGATAGCAAAAAATATTACAAAACCAGTAGTAGTGAATAACAGAAATAAAAAATTTTTACAAAAATTAATAGAAAATGGTCCGGAAAAATGGCCTGGTGCTAAAATACTAGAAAAAAAAAATGGTCAAAGTATTTCATTAAGATCTGCATCAAATCGTAAAAACTTTGTATTAGAATCAGGTGATACAGTTCATCGTCATATGATGGATGGTGATGCTATATTATTTAATAGACAACCTACATTGCACAGAATGAGTATGATGTCTCATATTGTAAAGGTAATGAAAAAGGGTGATACATTTCGAATGAATGTTGCTGATACAAAACCATATAATGCTGATTTTGATGGTGATGAAATGAATTTACATATGCCACAAGATTTAGAATCTGAATCTGAGTTGAGAAATCTTGCTGCAGTACCTTATCAGATGATAAGTCCAGCAAATAACTCTCCTATTGTTGGTATTTTCCAAGATTCATTACTTGGAGCACATCGTTTTACACGTGAAGATGTTAATTTTACACAACGCGAAGCTATGAATTTGTTAATGCATTATCCACATGTTGATACAAAAATATTTGAATCAAAAGAAAAAATTAGTAGTTTCGATATACTTTCTCAAATTATACCTGATATGAGTATAAAGTATAGAACCAAACATTTTAAAGAAGGTACTCATGATTATGATAAATCAAATCATATTATCGAAATTACAAATGGTAATATATATCGTGGTCAATTAGAAAAGAGTTCATTAGGATCAAAGAGTAGTGGATTATTGCATAGAATTTGTAATGATTTTGGAAATATGAAATCTGCAGATTTTGTTGATAATCTACAGGATATTGTAACAGACTATTTGAAATCTAGTTCATACAGTGTAGGTATTAGTGATTTGGTTTCAAATCAAGAAACAACCGATAAAATTGCAGATATTATTACAACAAAGAAAACTGAAATAAAAAATCTAATACACGAAATTCATCTTGGTGTTTTTGAAAATGATTCAGGAAAATCAAATTTAGAACATTTTGAAACAAAGGTAGCAAGTGTATTATCGCAAGCATTGAGTAAGGCCGGTAATATAGGTTTAACTAGTTTGGATAAAGATAATCGATTTGTTACAATGGTTAATGCTGGATCGAAAGGTTCTGATATTAATATTTCGCAAATGATTTGCTGTTTGGGACAACAAAATGTTTCTGGAAAACGTATTCCATATGGTTTTGAAAATAGAACACTGCCTCATTTCAGCAAATTTGATGATAGTCCAACAGCACGAGGGTTTGTTGAAAATTCATATATCAAAGGACTTACACCTGAAGAATTGTTCTTTCATGCAATGGGTGGTCGTGTTGGTCTTATTGATACAGCTGTTAAAACTTCTCAAACTGGTTATATTCAACGACGTTTGATTAAAGGTCTTGAAGATCTAAAAGCAGAGTACGATGGTACTGTTCGAAATAATCAAAATAAAATAGTACAATTTGTATATGGTGGAGATGGTATTGACACTATTCGTATAGAAAGTCAAACAGTTCCATTCTTTAATAGTTCTATTGAGGATTTGTATTATCATTATTATATTCCAGTAAATAAATCGGAAGGAGCAGTATTAAAACACTATACTAAACCTACACTTAGTAAAATGAAAAAACAAGACGGTGATTATAAAAAAAAGTCTCAAGAGTATTCCGAATATTTAATTAATTGTCAAAATGAAATTATGAAATATGTATTCAAATATAAGAAAAGTGCGAAAAATGAAATACACATTCCTGTAGCATTTTCAAATATTATTAATAATACTCAAAATCAAATGGAATGTAATTTAGAATCTAGCGTTGATATTACTCCATTGGATGCATTAGAAATGATAGAAGGTTATTATAAAAAATTTGAATCATTATATTATTCAAAACCAAATGAATTATTTAAAGCAATCTACTATTATCATTTATCACCTAAGGTATTGTTACAAATCAAACGTTTCAACCGTTTGACATTACAGTATTTACTAGAACAAATATTTAATTCTTATAAACGTTCAATAGTTTCCCCCGGTGAAATGGTTGGTATGATTGCAGCTCAAAGTATTGGCGAACCTACTACACAAATGACATTGAATACATTTCACTTTGCAGGTGTTGCATCTAAATCAAATGTAACTCGTGGTGTTCCTCGTATTGAAGAAATATTGTCTTTGTCAGAAAATCCAAAAAATCCATCTCTTACTGTATATTTGAAAGAAGAAGATCAAACTGACAAAATAAAAGCACAATCTATTATGTATATGATTGAACATACTAATTTAGAGAGTGTTGTAGAGCAAATTCAGATATGTTTTGATCCTAAAGATACAGACACAATTATTGAAGAAGATAGAGATTTATTACAACAGTATAATGCATTTGAAAATATTATAGAAGAATGTATTAATACAGATGACAATCCAGAAACAAAAAAGAAATCAAAATGGATTATTCGTATGAAGATGAATGCAGAGGTTATGTTAGAAAAAAATATCACAATGGACGATATTCATTTTACACTCACAAATATATATCAAACAGATATATCATGTGTGTATAATGATTATAACGATGATAATCTTATATTTAGAATTAGATTAGCAGATGCTGTTAAGAAAGATAAAAATAGTAAAAAGATTAATTCTTTAGATCAAGAAGATGAAATTTATGTATTGAAAACGTTTCAAGAATCCTTGTTACAAAATACCGTAATTCGTGGTATTAAAAATATTAAGAAAGTTATTATTCGTAAAGAGCAAAATAATATGATTAAAATGGAAGGTAAATATGTGAATGAAGAGACATGGGTATTAGATACTGTTGGTACTAATTTACAAGATATACTGGCTCTAGATTATATAGATGGTACGCGAACTACTTCTAATAATATTGCAGAGGTTTATAGTATTCTTGGTATTGAAGCTGGACGTCAATGTATTTATGATGAATTAATTGAAGTTATTGAATTTGATGGTACATATATTAATTCACATCATCTTGATGTATTGTGTGATAGAATGACATATAATACTAAAATGGTATCTATATTTAGACATGGTATTAACAATGATAATATAGGTCCTATAGCCAAAGCATCATTTGAAGAAACACCCGAAATGTTTTTAAGAGCGGCGAGACATGGTGAGATTGATTATATGAAAGGAGTATCTGCTAATGTAATGTGTGGCCAAGAAGGCTATTATGGAACTAGTGCATTTGATGTAGTACTTGATATGGACTTTATAAATAATAAAGAAGTACAAGAAGGAGACGAAGAATCTGATGAAGAAGATTTAGATTTATACGATACTACTACTGTAGATAAAGATATTTGTAGTATTCAAAATTTGCAAATGGAAAATAATGTACAACATATTACATCATCTGAAGTAATTATAGATGACGAATACATGCCTGACTTTTAAATGTTAGTTAATTGAAAAATCTATTAAATACTTTTTTATATATATTATAATATGAATAATACTATAATATACAATTATATATCAACATCCATATTTAATAAATACAATATTAATTATAAAGAACATTCGTTTGATCAAAATATAAAATATACATTTTCTATTGGTATTAGTCAAAAAAAAATAAAGATAGGTAGAAATAAATATATTTATAAGACTATTTATCCAGAAGTCAATAAAGAAGAAAATGCAAACAAATTAAAATATCCTATCTCTACAGAATATGATCATTTTTCAAGATATTTTTTAGAATCAAATAATATTAATCATTTAAATAAGATAGAAGATTACATTAATAAACACTTTTTATTAGAATCTACCAAAATAAAAATATATGAAATGTTTTATGAAATACAAAAAAAATATTATGTTTTATATAATTTTATTAGAAGAATAAAATATAATAAAATAAAAAGATATAATAATGTGTATGATTTATACATGAATCCATTAGATAATTATAATGATAAATATAAACTAGAATTAATTGAAGATAATCAAATTTATACTTTTAAACTAAGTGATTTAATTTCTATTTTTATAAATAATATTACAAATTGTGATAATTATGATTTTTTTCCAAATGTTACTGAAATTAAAAATCCATATACTAATTTGCCATTTTCTTTGTGTAATTTATATAATATATATTTTGCAATTCAAAACTCAACTTATATAACGCCAGCAATAATAACAAATTATTTTTATTGTAATTTTAATACTACTATATTTTCAGTTAAATATCAAATAGAAATTAGAGATTATGGAATTGCTAATCATTGTAAAAATGGTACTGTTGATGATTTATATGATGAGCTAAAAGAAATATTTTCTATGTGTAAAGTAATAAATAAATCATTTATTATTAGTGAAGAATATCCGAGAAACGAATTAATTAAAATATTCAGACCATTTTTATTAAATTTTATGTATGCAAGATATAGTCAAAATCTAACAAGAGTATCGTATGAAATACAAATACTTACTAAAAAGTTGTACGGTTTTATTAAATATAATGAATTATTTGGAAGAAAAATATATAATTTGACAAAAAAAGTAATCGCTATAAAAACAGATGATTTGTTACAACCTGTAAAATTAAAAACTATTTTCGATAAAACATCATCATTTAATACTAATTATATTAACTATAATAATATAAATATAAAAGATATATCATATAGTAGTTCTATTATTGAAAGGAGAATTAATAGACTTCGAAAAAGTGAAGGTTATAGTACAATACCTATACTTGTTTCTTATAATAATAATCAAAATATGTTAAGTTTATTAGAAAGAATTGTAGATAATAGAACTAATATTTATAATAGTATTGGTAATATCGATAATCATAATAATACAGATGAAGACGATGATGATGACGATGACGATGATGACGATGATACAGTTAATAACTATAATTATGATAATATAACTAATAACTATTATGAGGATGAGGATGAGGAGGATGAACACGATAATGAAGAACGAATTAATGGTGAAGAAGCTGATATAAATAATCATTAATTACCATATAAGTGTGTGTTTTGGTACATCTTTTAATGGAATCATTGCAGCATCTCCTATTTCTAACGATTTTTTTGTAGTATTATATTGATCTATTTTTTTAGGAATACTATTGTAGTTATTACCTAGTTCAAAATATAATTTAGTTTTGGAAATGATATTATTTTTATATGCACCCATAAAAAGTAAAAATAATGAAAATTTCATATTTCAAATATATATAAATAAATATATAATATTTATATATTTTTAATTATTTAATTTATTATATCTTTACATATTCCTGTTACGCGATCTCTTCTCATACCCTTTGGACATCTAGGGCGTCTCTTTTTTTTAGTTTGTTTATGACCAACAATAGTTTGTTTATCTACATATTTATTTTTATTTTTATTAAAATTTAATTTAACACTATTATTTAGTTTTTTTTTTGTAATTGGATTACTAAATTCGTATGAAGTACGTTTATTATAATAATTTTTATTTAATAATTTTTTCTCGTTAAATAAATCTACTAATTCACTTTGTGATACAATTATTTCATTATTATGTATTTCAAAATTAAAATTATTAATATAAGAAAAATATTTATTAGAGACTTCAAAAAAATATAAACCATGTTGTGTTCTTATCATTTCGTCAATTAATTTTAAAGTATATACAACTTTATTATTTTTCTTAGTAACTAAATTTTCCTTTGGTAATAATTGTTTATTACTTTTTTTAAAACAGTCTGTTTTTTTATTTTCAATTAAGTTTGCTTTTTGAATACATTCTATTATAGTAATTTCATCCGTAAAAATAATAATATCATTTATTATCGTATTTATTTCGTTATATATTTTCTTTTGTTTATCAATATAAGATAAATTTTCTGATTTTATTATATCAAATATTCTTCCTTGTAATAATTTATTTGATGTTAATTTATTACGAATTAATATTTTAAAACGATTATAAAATAATGTTTCAATTTCTATAAAACTTTTTAAATTATTACTATCAAATGATATATTTTCATTTTTATTTGCAAAATTAATTTTCAATTGTTTATCAATATATACATATTTATTAGTTTCACTTGGAATACTATCTTCTTTATTTTCTACAATATCTTTTATTGGTACAAATAAATTTAATTCAGTTAATAATCCAACTATATATTTTTTCTTTTTTATGGTATCTATTATTTTTTTACTTATAATAGATTTTAACTGTTGATTTGTTAATTTATTTAATTCATTTAGATTTTTTATAGTAGTATCATAATCATTAAATACAAAATCACCAGTAAATATAATATCATATGTATTTAAAATATTACTAGGAAAACATGGAATATATTGAATATTATCATCTGATATTTTCACTACAATACCATTTACTTTTCCAAATATATCAATAACTTGTGATAATATAGATATTTGATTTGATTTTAATATATTTATTATTTTATTAGATGTATATTCTTTATATGTATTATTTGTTTCTAGTAATTGAAACGGTAAGCATTTTTCTTTAGAATTATATAATTCTTTTATTTGTAAAAAAAATCCACTTAATTGTGTATCATCAGAATTATATATAGGAAAAGTGATAGATGTATCATTTGTATCATAAAATCTATACAATGGTTCATAATAATCACCATATTTTATTAATATACAAGTTTCATTATTTATATCAAATTTATTTTCTGAATAATAGTTTGTAGGACATAATATTTTTACATTATTTGTTTCTTCTGTACCTGTTATTTCAAGTATAACAATGTTTAATCCACCAAAAAATAAATTTTTATTTGGAGTACTTAATAAATCCCACAAATAAGTATAATTAATATAATCATTTGATTGTATATATTTTTTAAAATTTTCATAACTATTTACAATCATTTGTAAAGTTTTATTTTCTTTTTTGTTATATAATTTTGCATATAATTTTGTATCTTTATAGTCTTTATTATCTAATGAGACATTTTTTGTAGAACTAAAAATATCAACTAAATTACCATTATGTAAATTATTAAAAATATCTAAATTAAATGAATTCAATAAATATTCTTTAAACGTTTCTAATGAAATATGTTTTGGTTGTTTCGAATTATCGTCTTTATGCATTAATATATTATAATTATAAACAGATGCCATTGCCGATAAAAATGATTGTTTTTTATTGTGTTCTACACCATATCTTAATAAACATGGATTTCTATCACATACTATATTTTCAATATTTAATATACTTTCTATTTGTTCCGGTATATATCCCCATTTATCAACATCTAAAGGAAATTTATTAGATTGTTGTATATAATTATATTGTTTATTATCATTTTTTTCTACTACACCATTATCTTTTTGTGACATAATCGTTTTAATAGAGTCTTTTGATTCTTTAGAACTTTTTTTACTACTAATTGAATCTTTTGATTTTTTTTCAGACTCTTTTGAATTTATTTCTTTTGAATTTATTTCTTTTGAATTTATTTCTTTTGAATTTATTTCTTTTGAATTTATTTCTTTTGAATTTATTTCTTTTGAATTTATTTCTTTCGGAGTTATTTCTTCTTTCTCTCTTCTCTCTGCAATTTCACTTGAGATACATTGAGGATTTATTTTATTTACTATAGTTGATTTTTTAAAACAACAAGGTATGCATGACTTATCTCCCACTGCAGGTGTTTGATATGAATATTTACCATCTTTATCATAATGATTTTTTTTATGATCAAATGCCATAATAGTACCATAATTACCACTACTATCTTTGCAATATTCACTTGTTATTTTCTCTCCATCTGTATTTACTTCGTTTGCATTTAAACTTATATTTTCATCAACACACCAATATCTTGGACATATATAGTGTAGTTTTTGATTATCTTCACTGTTATATGTTAATGATTTACCATAAGAACCAGGATGATTTGTATCTATAAATTGTTTTTCTTCATCTGTTAATATTATAGGTTGTCTTTTACCAACCGTAGGACATGTTCTACTATATGGTGCTGTGTACATTTTTTCACTTTTATCTACTAATGATGGATCTTTATCTCTTATTCTATTTTGTAAATAATCACGTAATGTTTCTTTTGTTCCACCCAAGAAATCTGAACTATCTGTATTTTTACTAACATCACTATTAAAATCTAAATCTAATTCTTCAGCATCCGAGTCATCTTCTAGTTTTTCTTTTGGTGATTCTTCTTTTGGTGATTCTTCTTTTGGTGATTCTTCTTTTGGTGATTCTTCTTTTGGTGATTCTTCAATATCCAATTCTTCTTTTGATTCTTCTTTTGGTGATTCTTCAATATCCAATTCTTCTTTTGATTCTTCTTTTGGTGATTCTTCAATATCTAATTCTTCTTTTGATTCTTCTTTTGGTGATTCTTCTTTTGGTGATTCTTCAATATCTAATTCTTCAGACGATTCTTCTAGTTTTTCTTTTGACGATTCTATTCCCAAGTTTTCAGGCGATTCTTCTTTTGATTCTTCTTTTGGTGATTCTTCTTTTGGTGATTCTTCAATATCTAATTCTTCAGACGATTCTTCTAGTTTTTCTTTTGACGATTCTATTCCCAAGTTTTCAGGCGAATCTTCTTTTGATTCTTCTTTTGATTCTTCTTTTGATTCTTCTAGTTTTTCTTTTGACGATTCTTCAATATCTAATTCTTCAGACGATTCTTCTAGTTTTTCTTTTGGTGATTCTATTCCCAAGTTTTCAGGCGAATCTTCTTTTGATTCTTCTTCAACAACAGATAATTTTTTTTTATCATCTTCAGATTCTTTTATTTCATCTATTTGTTGTTTATTAATAGGTAATTTAGATTTCATTTTACTCATAATATCCTGCATACTAACCATTTTTTGTTTAACAGTAGAACCTCCATCATCTTCATCTTTTGTATCAAATTCAGATCGTAATCTATTTGCATATTTATCTTCAGGAACATACATATTTTTCCAGTTAATCACTCCTAATTCTCCAAAATTTTTATAAAATTCAGTAGAGTTTTCTAATATATGAAATAAACATTCTAAAAATGATGTACATATTTCTATATCATATATATTTTGTATATCATTAATTAATACATTATATGTTTTTGTTCTACTATTTTGTCTTTCTAATAATATATTAGGATACCCAAATACGTTTGATGTAGAATATATATAATCAAATTTCATATTAGAAATATCTTTGATGTTATTTGATTTAAATATAAATTCAACTAATTTTAATATTTTTTTAAAATTAAATTCAACAGCTCGTAAATCTTTAAACGTGTGTTTATAATTACATTGAATTTGTTTTATTACTATATTATCATCATATAAACTATCTATTATAAATTTATCTAATGGTAAATCTAATACAACTCTATTTATAGAATTAAAAAATATATTAACAGCTTCTTTACATAATAATTCTATAGTATCAATATTAAAATTATAATCTAATATATCTAAAATTTTTAGAGGTTGAAAATGAACAAAATAATTACCATTTTCTAATAAATTAATTACAATATATACTGGTTTATTTTTATAATAACGTATAATTAAACAGGATAATGATCTTTGTTTTAAATCATACAAATTATTATATAATTTATTAAGTATATTAATACTAATATCAGGAACTGTATCCATATTTACATTTTTATGCTTACCAAATAATCTATATTGATTTATACTTTTGCTTCCAATATTTAATTTTAATATAGGTACTTCGGTTGTAGTTTGCAATTTTCTAAATAATATTTCGATAGGTAAAAATATATTATTTCTTTGATTTTTTATAAAACTAATTGATTTTATTTTACTAAAAATATTAATTTTATCAGTTATATTTTTTTTTAAAAATCCATTGAAATAATCAATAATAGTCCATGATAATTTTATTGTATCATTGTAATATTTTGAATTATCTGTTATTAATTTTGATTTTTCAGAACTATATTGTTCTTTATTATTAATACCCAATTCATATAATCTTGGAAAATAATTATATGTAATATTTGTATTTTCACTTATATCATCATAAGTAACAAAATATATAGAATTATTATCAACATTATATGATGATAGTTTTTTACTGCTATCTGTATATACTGAAAATTTTTTTATATTTTTATTTTTATATAGATTATTATAATATTCTACATAATTTTCATCATCAATATATAGACCAATTAATATATATTTGTATGAATTACAACAAAAATTAATATCATCTGATGATATTTTTGTAACTTTACTTAATCCATACATATAAATAGAAAAAATAGGAATATTACTATAAACATATGGATTTTTTAATAATTTTTCTTGAATAGTATTTACTGTATCGTGTTTATAAATGTTTTCATCTATTGTGTATATAATGGTTGAACTACTAATATAACTTAATTCTTGCTTATTAAATATAGACTTATCTGGTATGCTTGAACCCTTTTCATTTTTATATTTTTTATTAAATATATATACTTCTGATGCATTATTTTCTGAATTCATATGAAATATCTTAAAAGTATTTATTGACATATACTATATAGCGAGTATTTTTAAAATATAATTTAATTTATTATATTTTAAATTTCATGGATTGGTTTTATATAAAAATATTCATCACTAAACTTAGTAAATATTGATGTTATTTTTTTATTAGTTTCAATGCTCGTTTTTGTAGCATTATTCAAACATAAAAACATAGGATCTTTAATATACAAATCATCTAAAATATCAAAATATAAGATGTAGTATATGTTGTAATATGATAAATCATCTTTTTTAAAATTTTTAACTAGTGTTTTATTATTATCTTTCATATAGTGTATATTAGGCCAATGTTGTTGCTGACATGGACAATGTAAATTATTTAAAGTACAAACATTACATCCAAGTGTTTCTCTTTTATGTATTGATCTAACAAATTTTATATAATCTTTATATTCATTATGATATTTAATCATTTCTGATTTAATTAAATTAATAGGAATATGATACCACCAGCCACCAAATTTTGGAAATTTTATATTCAGTTTATTATAACCTGGTGTAATATTAAAATTATTAGATATATTTTTAGATTCAGGGATTACTGCTTTACCATCATTTGTAAAAAAATTTGTATATTCTAATGGTCTGCAAACAAAACAATCATCATTAAAATAAATAAAATGTTCGGATAAATTGTTAATGTATGGTAAATAAGTTTCAATAGCATTAGAATTTGTATATTTGATATTTGTATTCATAACATCATTATGATCAATGATTGTAATATAATTACATTTTTTCATCCAACTAGGATACTTTTTTGGTGGATTCATTAATATATAAATATGATTAACCCATGGTAGAAACATAGTAATAGAACGAAGACTATATTTTAATTCATTATGATCTGTAAAACGAATATTTGTAGATTCATAATTTTCACCACACCATGTATATACAACATCTATTGGAAACGGTGGTGATTTAAGTGTTTTTCTTCTTTCCTTAAAATCATTATATTTTTTATTTTTTAGTAATTCTATTTCTTTTTTATAACTATAATTAATATATAAATATATAATTACTATAAACATTATAAATATCAAAATATTTAACATAAACATTCTATTATATTTCATATATTATGTTGTTATAATATTATAAATAAAAACTCTAATTTATATAAATTAAAAATATAAATAGATAGTAATATATGATTTATGATATTATTATTATTGGTGCTGGAATATCTGGATTATATAGTTATCATCTATTAAAAAGAATAAATATTAAATATAAATTATTAATATTAGAAAGTAGCAACAGAATAGGTGGAAAAATATATAGTGAAGGTAAATCAATTTTAGGGGCAAAATTTTTACATAATGACATTGAGAAATTTAGAGAACCAGAGAAAAACAATAAGAGTTATTATATAGGTAATTTACAGGGTATATCTAAAGATATACAAACTTCAATGAAATTAGAAGATTCTGGAAGTATATCTGATTTAATGCATAATAAATTTAAATACATTAATGAAATAAACATAGAATATGATTTTAATTCAATAGTAAGTATTCTAAATAAAAATAAAAATATAAAATTTAACACTCCATTTAAAAATTATAAAATAAATAATGATATTATTATAGTAAATAATACATATAAAACAAAAAAAATTATATTTGCATTACCTATTAATATATTAAAAGAATTAGATACACCGTTTAAAAAATATTTTAATAATTGGTATCAGTCAAATATTATTACATTAAGTTTTGAATTAAATAACAAATTAAAATTAAACGATGGTTTTCATTTTTATGATAAATTTAAAAGAAAATCATTTTTTTATAATAAACAAAAAAACATTTTATATGTAAATATATTTGATAGAAATAAAGATTTTTCTATTCAAGATATAAAAGAAAAAATAGTGAATCACTTTTTATTGACCTCTTATAAATTTAAATATAAAAACTGGAATAACGATAAACATTTATTAGGCGGATGGTCTATACCAAAAAAAACGGTAAATAGTAATATTATAAAAGTAATAGAAGGCGGATATAATCATAAAATATATTATACAGGTGATTATCTTGGTAAAATAGAAAATATGGGTTCGGTCACAAATGCATTAAATAATGCAGAAACATTAGTATCAAAAATATACTTTGATTAATATGATTTTATATAATAATTAAAATATTATATAAAATTTATTTAATATCATAATAAGGATTATCAGTTATTGTAGTACCACAATATTCTTTTGGATTATTTTTATAATCAACCGGGTTATATATACCAGCTTGTTTTGCATTTACCAATAAAAATTTCATATTCTGCCAAAATTCTGGTTTATGTCCAATAGATTCAGTCATACAATGAGCTAATTCGTGAATCGCTACAAATGTTAATGTACCTATATCGATTAATTTATTTCCTTCTTTTGTTGTATTTAAACAGAAAGCAATCTTTTCTCCTTTATTTTCACTATATGCAGTTAATTCGCTAGTAGGTAATGTTTCTGAAATTTTTGAAGGATTGAAATTTTTAACAAGACGTTTAACATCATCATTATTTGGATATTTATTTGCTACATAATTTACTAATTTTTGCATTTTTTCAGTTACTTTTGCTAAAAGATCTGCAGCTAATTGTAATTTACTTCTCTCCCTTACACAATATTTCTCTCCATCAACATCTGATATAATACATTTCAAACCGAATGCATCTGATTCATTGTATATTTTTAAACAAATTACTATTATGAAAAATATAAATATATATCCAAATATATCTACTTGCATATATATACTTTAGAAATTAATTTACATTGTTGATTCACTTCCACATGATGCTGGAGGAACACCAATTTCAAATGGAACTCTCCATTTATCAGGACCAATTGTTGAATTTAAAAATGGACCTACATTTTGTACTGGAATAGGAGGATCTGATCTTAATGTTTGATTTGCATTACGTAATGAGTTTCCTACTGTGTTAATACCAACATGATGACCTGCTTTTAGCATATTTACATCACCAACATCACCACTACCAGATGGATTTAATTTTGCCCAATTAGATGAACTATCTTGAGGTAATAATTCTTCAGGATTATTAATATTTTGACGTGCTGTATTTGTATCTGTTGCAGGAAGTCCTCCGTTGTTACCACTATTAAGCCCTGTTACCGTTGCATAATCTTCATTGGAACCAGCAGGACCTGCTGCATTTATTCCAGTATTTGGCATAGATGATGGTGAATTGCTTACTGATTGAGCACTACCTGCTACACCTGTATTTCCTTCAAAATTCTTAGATTTGCTATTAGAATAAATACCAATACTAACTATTGCAAAAATAAATATTGCTATTAAAAACATAACATTTGGTTTGCAAAAATCCGAAATATTCTTAAGTTTTGCCATTTATATACAATAAAGGATAAAATATTTTCATTAAAATCCTAAATAACTATAAAAATTAGCTTAATTCAATAAATTCTAAATTTGGTGATTTTTCTTCTTCCTCATCTTCATCTTCTTCATCACTACTTTGAAATTCACTTTCACTAAAATCATTATCACTGTCCAAATCATCAATTTGATAATTTTGCTTAATATGTTTTAGATCCATATATGCTTTAATTGCGTCTAATCTTGCATTTTTAGCCTTTTCTTTTGCCGATTTATATAATTCCATATAAACATCATCTGGTTTTTTAATAGTAAAACTATCATCTAAATCGAGTATATTAGGATTAAATTCTTCTAAAGTATTCACTTTCTCTAAATTATCTTTTTTAATAATTGGTTTAGTATCAATTGTTGGTTTAGTATCAATTGTTGGTTTAGTATCAATGATTGGTTTAGTATCAATGATTGGTTTAGTATCAATGATTGGTTTAGTATCAATAATTGGTTCAAGATTATCAATTTCGTCTAAAGACTTTATACTATTTATTTCATCATCTAATAATTCTTCATTCGAATCTTCTACATCTGTCAATAATGATTTATTTTCTTGCGGAGATTCATTGACATGTAACGGTTTGTTAATTTTAAATAATGGTTTTTTAAATGCTTTCTCTTCATCTATTACTAAAATTTGTTTTAATTCTATATAGATTTGAAAATTAATATTCACATTAAATTTTAAACCGTGCAATTGTAATATAGTGATCATTTTTGTATTTTCCTGAATATCATCCATATCCATCTTATTTTCATTTTCATTAAAAATATTTAGAGGTGTATGTTGTATTAATCTTGGACTACCTAAATATACTCTTAATGCATAGAATTTACCCGATTTATATGTTTTAATTGGTGATGTAAATATATCTTCTATATCACTTTTTTCGATGTTCTCTCCTCTAAACCATCTCTCTCGTTTGTTATAAATTTCTAATTGTATTTTATTTTCTAAATTTTCAAACCATTCTATAAATTCATCATTATCTTTTTCAAATAATAAATCAATATATGTTTTTTTCCCACTTGTAACAAATGCATTCTTTGAAACACACTTAGGTGTTTGAATATATAAATCTGTATTTTCATTTTGAATTTTAGATAAGAATGTTTTTCCCTGAATAGTAGATGGTGATAATATAGTAATATTATCAAAATTAAAATTATTTTTCGGCAGAATTATATTATTTTCCATAACTTAATTTAAGATAATTAGTTTATTATTAACACGCAATTTATAACTATTTAGTAATAATATAAAATTTATAATATTAATTATGTATTAATATGACTATATTAGATGATTGTTTAGAAATTCTTAAAAAAGAAGAAGTTAAAAATCAAATTAAGCAATTTTGCCAACCAATGGTGGATATAGTTATGCAAGAAGTTGGTATTTATATATATATCTTATTTGTTTTACTTATCGTTAATCTATGTATAAATATAATTATGTTGTTTTATTTTTCTCGTTTTAAAAATATGATTTATATTAATAAAGAATAATTTTTAATAAGTTTTTTTATTCGTATATATTATATGACTAAAACAACCGATTACTTAAATATTATGGGCGGTAGAAAAAGAAGATCCATGAAAAAAAGATCAATGAAAAGAAAAATGTCGCGCAAAGGTAGAAAAGCAACACGTAAAAATAGACGCCGTTCAAATAATGGAGGATTCGTAGGCGGAATTATTGAACAAGCTATAGTTCCATTTGGTTTATTTGCTCTTCAAAAGAAAATGCACAATAGAAAACTAACAAAAAAATCCAAAGTAAGCAAAAAAAGAAAAAATTAAATTAATATATAAATACTATAATTTGTATATTAATAATGTTATATGTGTTTATTCTTTATTATTATTTATATATACTGATATATAATTTAGTAACTACTATAACTATTTATACAAAAATATTTTATCTGATAAAACATTTTACAGTGATAAATATAGCAATTAATACATATGAATCATATATAGAATATATATACAATGATCTAATGTTAAAAAAGGATAAGTGCGTTTCTATAGAAACGTATAATCAAATATACATAGTTAAAATACATAATATATATAAAATAAATAATGATATAGTAGTTTTCACTAACAAAGAAGGATTTTCACCACTTTATACAGATATAAAAAATATAAATACGAATCCTTCTAGAGAGAACGTATTAATTTGCTATTTTATTTTAAAAAATAAATTACCAAGAGAACTAATAGACTATATAGGACAATATATATGTGACTGTAAATCATGCAAACATATAATTTACTCTATTTAAATGTGCTTTAGGCAAATTATGTATTTTATTACCATTTCTTAAAAAATTAATATATTCTAATCTAGGTCTAACTTCATATGATTTAAAATCTTTGTTTATTTGATAAGCAAAACAATTAATTTTTTTATTATTTTTAAGTAATGTAGCCTGAATTATTATTTTGTTATATTTATTATATTTATTACATTCATCTAAATAACCTTCCTTTTTATCTAATCTCTCCAAATCTGTATTATCATCTATAAAATAAACTACACCATATGTTATTGAATATTTTCGTTCTTCTATATTAGCTACACCTGATCTTAATCTACTAGTCTTCACTTTTCTATACTTCATTATGTGATTATTTATATATGCTGGTCCTATTAATTTCACATGTTCTTTAGAAATAAATTTTAAAAAATGAATTGTATCAATATTTGATCCATATGCAAAGTAATACATGCGTATATGTATATAAAAGATATTTTATTATATATAATATAATGACTTTTGAAGAAAATATTAAAAAATGGGTAGCATTGGACAATAATATTAAACATATTAATGAGAAATTAAAAGAGTTACGTAACAATAAATCAGAATTAGAAGGTTCCATACAGCATTATTTAGATATAAATAATATTGAAAATCCAACAATTGAAATAACAGATGGAAAACTAAAAGTAGGAGTTAATAAAATACAATCACCGCTAACTTATAAATATATTGATCAATGTTTAATGAATACTATAAGAAATGAAGACCATGTTGGTAAAATTATGACGTATATTAAAGATAATAGAGATGTTAAAGTTGAAAAAACAATTAAAAGAACATATAATAAATAATAAAATTAAAAATATTTTTCTATTAATTTTTATAAGAGTATGACATTACAAAAAGGAGGATTAGCATTACAAAATTTTATTGATATACCATCTGGATTATCATCATTATGTATTCCATTGGGATTACATTGTGAGCCGTATAAAAACAAAAGTAAATCAAATTATAAAGTTACTATAAATACTAAATCAATTAATAATAATACATTTAATAATTTAATAAACAAGGCAAAATCTAAACCATTTAAAAGCAGTAAAAAAAATAAATTAAAAATAAATAAACGTACTCGAAAAAATCGTAAATAATTTAATAAATGTTATTATATTATTTAAGATCTATTATATTCATTCCATTTATTAGTATTAAATGGTGATACATTTAGATCATCTAAATGATCATTCCAATAGTCTGCTCTTTTATCTATTAATTGATCACGTCTATTTGTTGATTCATAATCACCATCTTCTAATTTTTCTTTTTCATCTTCTGTTATACGAGGTTTAGAACCAAAACAATTTACACCAAATCTTACAGCAGGATTTGCTATATAACCACCATTTATACCTGGACGACCACAATCATTACCTGAATCATTGAAACAATTATCATCTGAATTTTGTTTTTTAACCCATGTATCATATTGTGTAGGAAATAATGCTAATTGTGCATCAGACCAACCATAACTACACCATTCGGCTCCTCTCTTATATGCTTCTTCTAGTTCATTATATGTTGCTAAACGTGCGCCGTAAGCTTTACATATTGCTTGTGCATCTGGATACGCGTATTTATTATCTCGTATATGAAATACTTGATCTCTTAATCCTTTATCTTTAACATCTACGCCTATTGTTGTTTTACCTTGAAGAAACTTATCAAAATATGTTGTTATTTCCATACCGAAAAAATACAAAAATCCATTTGCAATTACTAATAATGTAAATACAGACCATATTATTATTTCTAGCATACTAGCACTCGAAGGTGTTTCTGTTTTCAAACCTAATCCATATGTTATTGCTAATAATATACATATAACAAATAATGTAATAGGTGACGAAATTGTATTAGATACATAATCATATAATTGACCACCTAAATTTCCGGAATCAAGTGTTAATCCTGAACTCATATATTATATAATGTTTTTTTTTCTATAGAAAAGACAATAAGCATTATTTGATTTTAATATAGAAACATCTTTTACTAAAGATGTACCAGAATCATTATATAAATACCAATTATTACGTGTTTTTGAATAAGCTGTATAATGTCCTCCATGAATATTTCCACTATGATTACATATACCCATTAAATCATATACATAACTATTTTTATTATAACCTATCACATATTCAGAGAGATCCAAATCATTTAATGGAAAATCTACTAAAATATTATTTTTATTATAATTAAAAAATCGTTGCAATACAATTACTAAAACTGTTGGAAAATTCCATACATGATGTATCTTTTTTGCGTTTTCTTTTTTATCATCTAGATAACAAACATCTTCGAAATTATTCTTAATACAATCTATTAATTTTATAGTCAAATTATTCTTATTTTTTTCAGGTAAATATAATCCTAATTGACAATGCCATGATAATATTTGACTTGAAATTTTATTACTACTATTTACAATTTGTTCTACTTGAATAAAATAGAATACATCATATATTTCTGAATATTCCTTCTCTAAAGATTTTTTTTTGAAGTCATAACATTTTATTGCTAAATCATCTAATTCTCCTTCCGATGTTCCGTTTATATTCATTAATACTTCACGTTTTAAATCATCATGAAATACATCGAATAAAAATATTAATAATTCTGAACAATCGTTTTGACTATATCCTGTTAATACTTTATTTTTATACTTTACAGCATATAGCTGTAATTTATTGTGGAAATCACGAGGTATTATTACACCTGTTTTACTACGCGACTCATTATATAAATTATTAAATGATTTTAATAAATTATCTTTTCTATTACCTGAGAATACGATATTAAATTCATCAATATCTATTAATACTTGTAATAAGGAATTCATGAAACATGTATTACCTAAATTTGCGAATCCTGGTCTAGACATAATATTATTATCATAATAATTTTAAATAGAATTAATATAAATATTATATTATATATAATATAGATATGCCTGAAAATATACCCGAAAATATAAATGATATATTTTTGTTATATGTTACCCACACAAGTAATGTACAGAGAAGAATGCAAACAATGTTAGATGTAACAATCGCGCAAGAAAATATAATGACGGAATTAATGAATATAATATTAAATAATCAAAGGCAAGCAACTACAACAAATAATGTATCAGATGATATCCAAACATTACAAAATATTATTAATAGACAAGCCAGAAGACAATCAACTAGACAATCAACAATGCCAACCACACCAACAACACAACAGCCTATTGGAAGAGAATCAAATAATACTCAAACTTTTAATCCATTTTCATTTAATAGATTTAATCATCCTCGTACTGAATCATTATTTACATTTCCTCGAATGAATGGAAATATTCAAAATAGATGGAATGGAATGATAAATAGAATGAATGCACAAGACAATAATGATTTTTTAACACCAGTTATTGTTAGACCTACTCAATCACAAATTAATAGAGCAACTAGAATGGTTAATTATAGTTCTATTGTTAATCCATCAAATACCAGATGTCCCATTAGTTTAGTATCTTTTGAGGAAGAAGATGAAGTTATGCAAATTAGAGAATGCGGACATTTATTTATTAGAGATGAATTAATGAACTGGTTCGAACAAAATGTAAGATGTCCGTTATGTAGATATGATATTCGTACTTATATTCCTAGTAGAAACAATTCAACTAGTGATTTATTTAATGGAATAAATTTAGAAAATATTCCCAGTTTTTCGTCAGATAGTTCTAATAGCGCACCTATTACTCCTAGAAATAATACTCCTCAACCAATACCAAATAATACACAATCATTATTGAATACAAATACAAATGCAAATGCAAATGCAAATGCAAATTTATTATTAGATGAAAACTTTGTAAGAAATACAATAAATAATGATCCTGAAATACAACAAATGATTAATAATATACAAAACACTTTATTTTCAACCGTAAGTAATATGAATAGTGGAATAGATACTACCGTTCGAACCGAAGTAGGTTATATAGATTCTAATGGAAGATACAATATTTTTAGTAATAATTCACTTATACCATCCGCAAATAATAATTCACCAACTACAAATAACAATTCACCAACTACAAATAACAACATACCAACAAATCAGACATACCAAATACCTACATTACAACCTCGGCCTACTACACGTAATCCATCAAGACCTACTAGTCTTGTTCAACAAGATGTTACACATGTTACTAGATTAGTAGAATCAAATATTGATGAAAATAATAATGAAAATAATAATGAAAATAATAATGAAAATAATAATGAAAATAATAATTAAAGATAATTTAGGTAATTTAAGTAATGAGAACAAGATCATATTATAAGAAACAAAATGAAATAAAAACAACTCATAAATATAACTATATGGAACTAATAAAAAATATTTATAATTATAATAAAATATTAGTAAATACTACACTAATATATGCTGCATGGATAACTATACATTATACTTCCTCACATTTATATAGCACATACTGTACCAATTTATCTTTATGGGGATTTATAACATCACCTATTATTGTTACAACACCTGTATGTAGAGGATTAAGTTGGATAATATATACTGGTTCCGAAAAAATATTTAATATGTGGAATGTAGGAGGCACACTTATTTTAAATTATATTTCATCATAAATAATTTTATATATTTTTTTAAAATTATTTATTAATTTCATTCTTCTTCTGGTTCTTTTTCTTCTTCTTTATTTTCTTCTTTATTTTCTTCTTTCTTTCTTTCTTCTTTCTTTTCTTCTACTGGTTTCTTTCCTTCTGTGTTATCTCCTTCTTCTTTCTTTCTTTCTTCTTTCTTTCCTTCTGCGTTATCTCCTTCTTCTTTTTCTTCTCCTTCTCCTTCTTTTTCTTCTTCTTCTTCTTCATCTATTTTTTCTCGTTTAAACATATTACTATATTTATCACTCTTTACGGGAACA